GCGACTCGATCCGGCCCGCGATCCTTGGCGTTCGGCGTGTGCTTTAAGTGCGCCTCGGTTCCGTAGGCATAGCTCCATTCGTCGTTGCTGTAAACCGCATCGGCATGCACATAGCTGACGTCGCCGGATCGCCGGACTAACTCAGCGATGCCTTTGTAGTCGATGATCAGTTGGCACTCCATCGTGTTGTTCTTCCGGTTTTTAAACGGAATCAGATGGGCACGCCGACCATCGGGCTCGAGACCCAGGCTGCTGCAATCCAGCAGACAGCGGAACAAACTCTCCCGCGAGCACTCGCCCAACTCGGGAATCTTCATCATGGTTGTCAGGGCCACGCGGATGAACCTGTCCGGTCGCATGACCGCTGGAAGCACGGCTTGCAGAGCCTTCTTGAACTCGTCCCCCTGGAGCAGTTCCTTCACCGTCCTGGGCTGCTTCGCCAGTTGTTGCGCGGCTTGCTCCGCGACGGCTGGCTTATCCGCCGGGTCCACCGGCAGCATGGGTTGTTTGGTTTCGTCAGGCATCAAGCCGCCTCCTCCTTCTCTTCCTTCAAAAGTTTGGAGGTCAGCAGAAACCTCCGGCTTCCTTCCTTCGTCCGCGAGTAGAACTCGATCAAGGCGTCACGTTCGGTCGGCAGCATGAACTGATTCATCAGCCCGCGAGCCATCGACTCCCAGTCAATAATGGTCCGGTCCTTGGTCTTCCTCCAGGTGACCTGACCATCGACCCACTTGATGCCCTCGCGATTGGCGATCAATTGCTGTATCTGGACCTCCAGGTCTTCCTTGCGCCGCTTCAGGTCGGCGCCGTTGATGCGGTTCCAAAGATACTCGTTCAATAACTCCAGTTCGGATTCATGGGCGAAGCGAAGGTCGGGCCTCTTGTGCGTGGGATAAGTCCGCTGCAACCATCGCCGCGACAGGTCGCTGGAGGTAAGCTCCACCGGCACGCCGCGCACGACATGCGCGTCCCACCAGCGGCTGGCGACTCCCAGCAAGGCGTTGAATAACTCCGGGTCATGGCGGAACTCGTAATAGCGCATGGTCCCCCTATCATGGACAGCCAGAATCCAAGCCTCGCGCCCAGATACACCCAGATACCAGTAACACTGAAGCGCGAAGTGCGCGGGCACTGAATCAATCGACTCCCCGAAGTGCAGGGGACTGAACTGTGTAACATGCTTGGCCTCCACGCCGACCTTCTCGCCCAGGGCGTCAGCGGTCCCCAGGGCGATGGCGCATTCGGGATGCTGGATCATGACGTTGGGCGTCACCGTCAGATTGAACCGGCGACTCGCCAGCGTGATGATGGCGGATTCAAACACATGCCCTTCGGCACGCTCATCGTCTACCTGGGGCTCCGGCTCCGCAATCGTCTCCGGCTCCGCAATCTTACTGATGAGCACGTCGCTCTCATCCTTGAACGGGTCTTCATGAATCAACGCCGATATGTCGCTTCCGCCGATGCCCAGGCGGCGCCGCAGCGGGTCCATTACCGTTTCCCCTTGCCGACAGCCACTGGCCGTCTCAGCGGTAATGGCTTGGCGACTTCCAAAATCAGGTCGGTCATTTCGACCTCGCGGCAATCAGCGCAGAGCCATCTGCCCAGGAGATATTTCACGCCCAGCTTCTCCCTGCAACGGTCGCAGATCAACGCCGTCGCCCGCTCGCCTGGGTCAGGCACTGAGGGCCTCCCCAGCCGCCGCGCTATTGGTTCTCGCACGCCTGGGCGCCCGCTTCTTCACCACCGGCTTCTTGAGCGGCACGACCGGCGGCGTGACCGGCGCGGGACCATGCTCCTCTTCGTTGCATGGCGGCAATGAATTAATGCGACCGAAGATCAGGTCGTCGATGATGGCGCCCACGGGAAACTTAGCCAAGCCGCCGCCGTCGCGACGTTCCTTCTCCTCTAAAAGCCGCATCAATCCGATGCGCGTGAAATCGACGTACCGCCTGGGCCTGTTATCGTCAGCGGGCTTGTTGGGGCGAGCCATAGACACACGTCTCCTCTCGTTGATTTACTCGTCACTCAATGTGTCAGTTGAAGGGATCTATCTCAGTTGCTGAACGCCTGATTCCCAGCCCATTTGAATTTCTAAGGTCGCTCTCAACTTCGATGATGAGAATATACGGCGGCGCGAAATTCCTGTCAAGCCCAAATGATTGACAGTACACGACTTCTTTGCGAAAGTTGCTCAACTTTTTTGTCAAAAGTTTTTCTAATTCTTGCGCGAGCTTGTTCGCGAATTTGTCAGGAATTATTGAACAACTCTGAGCAAGCCAATCTGAGAAGTTCAATGCCCTCAATACAACTGCGTTACGGCGGCATGTGCAACGCACGTTGCGCGGCACGTTAAGGAGGCGAGTTCAGTCAGCAGAAACCTGCGCGAGACGCACAACAAAGTTGTCTCAGGAAGGCGATTTTGCGCCGAAAAATATTTTTCAGGTGCTTGGATTTTCTGTGACGGAGAGCACAGAGGACAAAACGCGCCGGGATGGTCTGGAATCAAGGGCTTGAGACTAAGACGTAGCTCTCGCTCAGGAGTTGTCCCTACGCCGGTCGGTCGCCGGAAGACGCGCTACAGGGGTTTACCGGCTAGTCGGCTGGCTTGGCTTCCAAGACTTGCAAGAGAGGCTCCAGCCAATCCAGTTGGCCGCAAGCCAGTTCCAGCGAGTCGCCCAGCTTGACCAACCTGCGAATTTCGTCGTCGGTCAAACTCGCCTGGAAGAGCCCAGCCGTGTCGGCTGCTTCCGCAGCCACGTCATCGAAGACCATGCCGCCGTTTCCGTTGGGCCGGAGATACTTGCGCTTCTCCTCGCTATTGATGCGGATCTTCTGCCGGACGTTGTACCAGCAACGCAGTTCCTCGCGCTTACCCTTCTGCTCGCCTAAGAGATTCTCCAATCCCAGGCGTTGCACGACGCTAAGTGAGATAGCTCGTTCACGTGCCATATTGACTTATTCTAACCTTGACTCGTTGTTTACGGCTCCGTCTCATAGCAAATGATGCCGCCGATAATACGAACGTTCACGTCAGCGTTGTTGATCTTCAACGCCACTACAGCCCCGCTAGCTACGGTGAGGCCTGTGTGATTGCCGTAGCTGGTGACACCGCCACCGATTATCCCAAAATCCCCGCCATACACATGGTTATTGGTCTGCACCGTTCTGAGCCATTTGCCGCCGCTGTCAGCGGACAAAATGCCGTTGATATTGATCTGCATGCAGGAGACGTTTCCAAGGTTGTCCACCTGGAAGTTGCTGCCGCCGCTGTACTGGAAGATAATGCCGGTTCCAGGCGCACCAGAGCACTGCACCGACCGGAATGTCACGTCGTTGGTGGTTCCCACCGGCTGGCCGATGGAGAGTGTCACCGTGTTGGAGCCGTTGCTGGCGGTCACGCCAGTGCTTCCAGCAATCGAGATCGCGGGACCGCTCATGCCGTTCACGCTGGTCACGCCCGCGCCGGTCGTCGCGAAGTTGACCGTGCCCCAGCCGGTGCCGGTGTAGTAGTAATACGTGCTGCCGGACTGGTAGGCCAAGCCGCCCACGCCCGTGCCGGGAATCGGCAGGTTCGCACTGCCGAAGCCTCCCGTGCTCGTCATCATGAAGGCCGCGCCGCCATGACTGTCAGCCGCCCTGAAGTTGCCGTTCTCCAGATACACGCCGACCGACCTCGCATTCGTCTGGTCGTCATTCGGGGGGTTCGGATTCTCTCCGGTTACCTGCCCGCGCACGTGCAACTGGCCGGTGTTATGCAGCCACATTTTGGCGTAGCGCGAGGATTGGGTATTTGGCGTCACGTTGAATTGTATGTCGGTGCCCCAGGCCGAACCGCTCCAGGCCTCGCTGGTGACGAACGTGATGGATGCGCTCGCGGCTGAGATGAAGCCGCCGCTATGGGCGCCGCGCCCGCCTATGGACATGAGCGTGAGGCCGCTCGGCAGATTCTGAAAGACGCCACTCCCTGGCAACCCGCCGGTATAGTATGCGCGGCGCCCGATAAAGCCTGGTACTCGGGTAGGATCGTTGGCTGAGTCGTAGCAATCCACGAGCAGATTGTTGGTCGCGTTGGAGGTCACGAATAAGCCGGTAACGCCGGTCAGGCCGGAGCCCAGGTCGGGCGTGAAGGCCGGGAAGACGCCGATCCGCCCCAGGGCGACGATGCCGCCGACCGTCTGAATGGAGTTGTAGTTGGTGGCGACGTCCACGTACAGCCCGCCGTTGCTCTGGATGAAGCCCTGTTCGCACTCGATGCCGACCACGCTGTTGGACGTGCCCTTGACGTGCAGGAATGTTTGCGGAGCGGGATTGTTAATGCCAACGTAGCCGTTGTACTGAATTCGCATTCGCTCGGTGCGAGTTGTGCCTCCAGCATATGTGTAGAAGGCGAGGCCGGAGGTCTGGCCACTCGCCGTCTCCCAGATTGCACTTAGACCCGGTGCAGCGGCGTAATAACTGGCGTTGTAATAAATCGGATCGCCCAAGTATATCGAGGCCGCAATCTTCGCGCTAGATGAAGTGTTGGCCGTAGCGTATGCGCCTATATCGCCCCTGACGGATAGGGTATTCCACGGCGCATCACCAATGCCCACGCTCTCATAAAACCGGGCGTAGGTCGACCGGAGTTCCAGCGACGTGGCATTGGAGCCGCCGCCTGATCCGTCGCCCACGAGGAAGGAGAGGGCTCCAGTGACGTAGTAGTTGGGAGAGGCGGATACGGTCACCGCCGTGCAAAGGATCGCCGCGCCGCCGTTGCCGGAACCGTACCAGTTGACGCCGCCCAGGATATCGCCGCTTTGGATCTTAGTCGGAGCCGCGAGAGTGCCCCGATGCCTGGAGAACGCTATGTACGGGTAGAAGTAACTGGTGTCGTTCGCATAGGTCATCGAGATCTGATTCGTAACATCGCTCGCGATGCGGAGGATGCCAGGATTCAGACTGAGGATCTTATTGGTGTAATCCCAGGCGAATCCGGCCTCTCCGGTGATCCCAGTTCCCGTCTTGTAATACTGGATGGCCTGATCCGTCCCCGCGCCGCCGATGCTGGCGAGCGTGTTGAAGTTCAGCGTCTTCCAGCCCGCTGGCAGCGTTGGCGAGGGGGTATCATCCCAGTAGTAGTAAGTCGAGTTCCCTTGGAAAGCGAAGACGCCGTAGCCGCCCCCGGGCGGATTGAGGTCCGCTGTCGAGGCGTGGGCCTTCATGTGGACGTTCTGCGCGGTGACAAAGCCGGAAGCCGCGTTGATCCAGGCGTTGCAGCAGAGATGGGTTGTCAGCACCACCTTCGCCGCCGGGGGCTGGTTGGCACTGGAAGCCCAAAGTAGCACGTCGGTCCAGCCATCGGGGAATGAAGCGTTGAGCAGTGGCTGCGGGAAATTGATGCCGCCCTGCAACCTGGGCAGGTCGATGTAGCCACCTTTGTAAGGCGAGATGGAACTGGAAATGATGCCCACTCCATTGCAATACACGCCGCCAGTGGTGGCCTGGATCGCTTGGTAGCTGGGGGCTGGAGTGTAGAAGCCGTCCTCGCTGTGGATGTAGCCAATGGAAGCGTAAATCGACGGTGAACCAGAGACACCCATCACCTGGAGCGGCCAAGTGGGGGCCGTCTTGATGCCGACCTTACCACCGAAGTAGCTGGGGGCATCGCCAGTGTTGTACATAGCCCAGCTATCATTGGCAGTGGAGGATTGTTGGGTGAAAATCGCGTAGTTATGCTGGCCCGAACTTAGGGCCTCCATCCTGACCCCATAGAGATTGGTGATCGTAGTGGCGGCGGGATTAGATCCTATAAAACAGAACCAGTTCCCAATCGTTGAGGTCGCGCCGCCGCCGTAGGCCCCGCCATCACACCAGAAGCCCATCACGTTATTGATCGTGCCGGTCGCCCCGGCGGTATAAACATAGGGACCAGCATTATACGCAACCAAGTAACCGATGGTGCCCGAACTCTGAACATAAGGTCGAGAGATGAACACATACACACTTGGGGAGGCCGTGGTCCCTGTTGTTACAAGTTGATAGAAATTGGCGTAACAGGTATTAGCAAGCGAACTATTATTGACGTATACTTCGTTCCAGTTCGGGATCAGCACGCCGCCCGTTGCATTGGAAATGTTGGCGCTGTTAAAAAGCGTGATCGCGGTAACGTCTGCAAAGCTCGTGACGTTGCTGGTGATACGCACTTTTCTGAACAGCCCGCCGCCGCTTGGAGCCTGAATCGCATTGTCAGCCGTGGAAGCGGTCTGGAAGCCGCCGTCCGCGACGACATAGGCATTGCTGACATAGATGCCTTGCTGGTTCGGCTTGCCGATGATGTTCAAGATCTGCTGCGTGTAGTCCCACTTGATATTTCCGTCGCCGCCAAAATGACCAGCGGCGTCTTTATACTGCACCGACTGAGTAACACCTCCCGGCGCGGTCCCGCCCGCGACCGCAGAGAAGTCGATCTCCTTCCACTGCGGAACCGTGGGGTCGAAGTACCAGTAGGTCGATCCGGCCTTATGGGCAATGGCTCCGTAGGCTGATACCGGCCCATTGAGGGTTGCCGGGTCGGAGTGACTCAGCATGTGGTAACCCTGCGCCGTGACGAACCCGGCGGCTGCATCGATCCAGGCGTTACAGCACAGGTGCTGGCCGATGATCTGCGATATCGTCCCGTTGGAAGTCGAGGCCCAGAGCAGCACGTCGGTCCCGGTGAATGCATGGCCCGCCAGAGCCACCGGAAAGTTCAGCGCTCCCGCCAGCGAGGGGAAGTCGATGTAGCCGCCCCAGTAGGGCGTGGCGTGAGATGACAGATAAATCCCCGCGCAATCGATGCCGCCCTGGGGGATGCGCAACGAGTTGTATGCCGTGCTCGTTGGCAATGCCAAGTAGTCGGTTGTGAACTCGATGCCGTAGCCCGCCTGGGTATTGATCTCCGCGCCCTGGTCGGCGTTGAGGATCGTCTCGCCGGTCGATCTAATGAACGACATCTGCGTGCGCAGGAACGCGCCCGTGTCGTCATAAGCGAACAAGTGCAGGTCGGAGCCAACATTGCTTCCCGTTTCCGCGCCCTCCTCCGCGAACGCCCAGCGGGAAGTATTGTCGTTGTAGAAAACGAGCTTGTCTGGAAACAGCGCACTAGACTGCTTCTTGTCGGCTGCGGTGAAATCTTCCGCCACGCTTACCAGCGAAGCGTTGTGTAAGTTGTGCTGGTTCCCGTCAATGTCGGACAACCAGGGCGTCTGCGCGGCGCCACTGCTTGATCCGCCGGTCGGAGAGCCTTTCTCGTAGATCCAAGATCGTGCCATGTTAATCTCCCGCCGCCGTGATGGTAACCGACTCCAGCGGTCCCAGCGTTATTGTCGTCGCGGCGTCCCATAGCGGATCGCCCGCTTGCGGCGTGATGATCACGTTGTGCGTGCCCTTGACGTTGGCGATGTACAGCGCACGCCCCTGGTAATCCGCCAGCGCGAGCAGATGCACCGGCACATCGTTGGTGGAGCAGTCCACGCGGATCGTCTGGTCGGTGACGCGGGCGAGCCAGAACGTGCTGCCAGAAACGTCTGGGTCGTTGGCAGATGGACCGATCTCGCGCACGCCCGGAGGTTCCGCGAAGATGAAGATCTCGCGCATGCACGCCGACTCCTCATCGGTGATCCGCCCTTGATCATCGACCAGGAAGCCGCCGACCAGGGCGACCATGTTCTGCAAGTTCTCGATGCGCAGCCGCAATTCAAACGACACGCCAGGAGCCATGACGCTGGTGTCGGTCGTCTCAGTGAAGTAGACCCAATCGCGAGCTTCCACGATGCACAACGACGTGTTGTCCGGCGGCGTGTCCAGCGGCGGGTTGACGGTGATGCGGATGTTTGTGTTCGCCGTGATGGCGCGAAACTGTCCGGCGCCCTTGCCGCGAATGATGCGGAATATGTTGCCGACCTCCACGCCAGGATCGAGGCCAGCCCAGCCTGGGCGGAAGCCGGACTGTGCATAGCCTACAGAGTTATTCCACAGGGAATCCTCAACCCAGGTTCCGCCCGCGTCCCAGGAAGTCGGCTGCGACCGGGCGATCAGAACATCCCCAGGCTGTAGGGGATCACCGGCCATCGGGTCCGGCGTGACCGTGAACGATCCGGCGCTACTGTTGAAACCGATCACCTTGAAATTCCACAGGGGTGCAGAACCATCGCTGGCGTCCGCGACCGCTGTCAGGATGCGATTGTTCCAGTTATCGGTTGAGCCGATGAAGTCGTTCGACTGGATCGTGTTCGCCGCAACGCCGGTCACGACCACGCCAGCCACGCCACTGTGCCAGACATGCTTCGCCTGGATACGCACCTTGCGAGCGGACTGTTCGGGAAGCTCGTGCGTCATGGGATGGACGGGACCGTTGAACGTGGTGCTCGTTGGTAGCGGCGCGACCGTGCTCTGCTGCCAGCCGATCAACCGCCGGTCGGTCCCCGCGTACAAATCCCAGGTGTCCCAGGAGCCGCTGGTCGCTGGCGTCATGTCGAGATGCACGCCCTGGCCGGTGACGCCCGCAGGAATCCAGAGTGCAATCGGAAGAGACGGAATCGTGTAGCCCGCTGGCCCATGCTGGCCTACCGCGACGTAGATCGTCATCGGACCATTCAGCGTGCCGCCTGGGACCAGCGTTGCGCCTAAGATCCTGGGCTGCACCTGCGCGGGAAATGTGTTGATGACCATCTCGCCGCTGACGAAAATGCTGGGCGCCCAGACGCCCTCGCGAGTAATGTTGTAGTCCTGCCACAAATCAAACGAACGCTCCATCGCATCGGTGTATACCGGATCGCCGGCAACCGGCCCAATACGATTCGGCATCCACGCGAGCCCATTGATGGAGGGCAGATGCTCCGGTATCACCGGGTCGGTCGGCACGTCGGCTGGCTTGGGACCGGCGGTGAAGTCGTACATCGAATCGGTCACGCCGGAGCAGACGATATCGATGGAGAAGTCCGGGTTCAGCGTCCAGCGCTGCACGCGCCCTTTCTGGTATGCGCTCGCGCCCGCAGGTAGCCGCGAATGCTGGACGCCGATAATATCGCCGCACTTGGTCTGCATCGCGAGCAGAGTCGTGCGGAACTGCATGTTGCGCGTGTTCTGCGGTTCGGTCGGTCCCCAGCCGCCCAGTTCCTCGCGCAGCCTTGCGACGAGGATGCGAGCGGCTTGCGACTTGGTGGACACGCCGACAAAGCTCATCTGGTTGCGCGTATACATCGGCGCCGCGCCGTTACCGGCGAATATCGCCTGATCAATGTCGTAAACGGAGATGGTGTTCAGGGCCCAGCCGGAGCCGGTCTGTGTCTGATCCGCCGCAAACTCCTCATCGCCAAATTGACCATCGAGCCAATTGAACTGCGGCGCCATCGGCGTTGCCTGAAGCGACTGGTACAGGATGGTGTCTCGCGTGAAGCCCTGGCCCGTGAGCACGGCGGCGTTCTCGCGGATTCCGATCCAGAGCTTGCCATTGACGAAGGTGTAATACCCGCAGCAGCAGTTCAGAATTTCCTGAATCCAGTCCTTCAGCGGCTTCTGTTCTTTCAGCACGCCGCGAAACTTGAACTGCGATTCGTTCTGGGTCGGCACGATCATGCTGGGCACGATCTCCTCGCAGATCGCCGCCGCCGCGAGCGCCGCGTCCAGGTCGAAGTAATTCTCCATCTCGTTGGCCGGGATGGTGCCGATGATATCGTTGGTCACTTTCTCGCCCAGCCCGCGCAGGAAGACGTTGATCGCGATCCAGACCGGGTTACTGAGTCTCTGCTGCCAGTTGCGCGTCTTGTCGGCGTTCCACGACCAGCCGTACATGCCGCCGACCACGGTGACGGTCATGTGCCGGTCCACAACCTGCTTCAGTTGCATGCCCGCGTCATCGGTGCGCCGCACTTCCGCGAACGCCACGCCAGCGGCATAAGTGCTCTGCGCCGGAACCGCGCCCCAGGGCGAACTGCTGAGTTGAAAATATTCCGTTGTTAGATTTGCCGGATCGTTGCCGTTGATCCCGCGAAAGCCGCCGTTGTGAACGGGATCGTGCGGCGGCTGGTCGTCCAGCTTGTGCTTGAGCAGGTTGGTCGCGTAGCCCGCAATCGGACCCTCGCTGACGATGCCCAGGGCGCTGTAGAACTCGCTTTCTTCGCGACCGGCGGCGACGTCGCACACGACCGGCATCTCGTGGTCGGACCAGATCTCCTGAATGGGCCGCTGATAGACGCTCTCGTTGGTCAGCGTGACCGAAGTGATGCGCGAACGCCCAAAGCCGAAGACGCCGGTTGAGTTGTCCTTCAGGCGGACGCTCGCCGGTAGCGCCACGATGCCGCCGAAGGAGCCCTTCACGCCGCGAGCGACACACGCATCGTAGTCCTTCGGACAATCGGGGAAGCTGGCCGTGCTGGGGCAGAACCGGCCCTTGTAGACCTTCCAGCACGTGCGCGAGACGGTGCGCGAGGGATAAGGAATGCCCAGTTCAAAGACGCCGTCGGAGCATTGGATGATGAACCGGCCATCGCTGGTGAGGTTCCAGGGCCTCGCGTAGCCAGCCCAGAAGTCGATCAGGTAATTGGAATTGACGTGGAATAACTTGAACTCCACCGTGGCGCGGTAGAGGTTGATCAGGTTGGCGTACTGCGTCCAGACGTCATCGCTGTTACCGAACGTGAACGTGACCGCATCGCTGGCCTCGTTCAGCGTCTGCGTGATCGCGGACCACTCCAGCAAGCGAGGCAGGAATAGCTGACCGTTCATGGTGACTCGCCGGTTGCTCAGATATAGCGGATCAGGCGCGACCGGACTGGGCACAGACGCCGTTGGGACCGGCGTGCGCGGTGAGATCTTCACCAGCGGGATGAACTCCTGCACTTGCGCCTGAAGCGCCGGAGTTAGTGTCGCATCGGGGAATCGCGTCACGCGCTGGGAAGCGCTGAACGTGTAGTTCGCCGTCGTCGTGGAAACCTCGATGAGCGTAATGCCGGGGTCGTTGCAGAGCATCGCGTAGAGATGGTCGAAGGTGATCGAGGGGTTCTCGTAGCGGCACACCACGACCTCGGAGCCGCCGGGAAACTGATGCGTGTAATTGAACTGCGCGTACTGCCCTTGTGCTTGTTGGAAGTGGACCTTGAGCGCGTTGTACTCGTTGCAGGCGAGCCCGCGTGAGCGCACCACGCGGAACCGGCGTGCGCCGTTGCCCAGGAGGTAGCGTTGCTCCTGGTTGAGCCCCGGCTGGTCGAAGGTATGGATCGCAATCGGAGGCGTCCAGTCGAAGCCGCTGGCGTATTCGCCGGTAAGCGGAAAGTCTCCGATGACGTGCGGATCAGGAATCGCAATCGGACCCAGGGAGTCGCTCACGACGTGTAGACCTCGCGGAGGCCGAAGCTGGCCTGGGACCGCGCCAGCGAAATCTGATCGTTGAAGCTGCCGTCGAACACCACGCAGTAACGCCCCACGGGATTCGCGCCGGTCGGATCGTAAGTGAAGCCCGGTGTCTCAAAAACGGAATAGAACCAAAACGCCTTGGTGAGATGCGCCTTGTAGAAGTTGAAGAGCGAGGTGTATTGCGTGGGCTTTAGCCTCTGCGTCATGCGGAAAAAGTGGCGCGGGTTCGACATGAGCGCGGCGCGATCCGAACTGCCGTCCATGTAGGAATCGACATATGCCTCGTAGCGCAGTTCCTCTGTGAAAGCCGCGCAAAGCGCCCACGGCATGACTTCGGTCGGCGCCCCTGGACCCACATTACCCGGCAAATTGCAACCTCCCCATGGGGTGAAATGCTATTGACCGGCTGCGCGGGCGCGTGATGCGATGAGAAGTTATGCGTGTGCTCTTCTTTACTGCCATCGCCGCTGTCTGCATCTGGTTGGTCTTCTTTGTTCCTACTGAGAAATCAGGGACGGCGGCGTCATCCGAAACAGTTGAGACGCGGAGGCCCCTTGTTCTGCCGGACGACCGTCCGGCGCCCGTAACAAGGCGAGGTCTGGTTGGCCGTAGGTTCAAGATAAAAACGGTCTGGATTGGCCCTGGCGATGCAAACGACGCCGACCAAAAACTAAAGATCGTTGTGATCATGGTCGGCATGCGCGAGGGAGGCCGTTCGGCGGATAAAGCCTGGGATAATTTGATGAAGATGGTATTGCTGGGCGAAGCCGGATACGCGCTAAACAACCACACACTCCAAGTAATACAGCAGGTTGGTGATGCCTGCCGGTTTGAAAACCTCGCCACCGGTCCCATCAACCGTGGCTGGATACCTTGCGGGAAACTCATCTCGTTACCGTGAGCGGCTCCAGCAATGCGCTGGACTGCCGTGTCCTGTTCGTTCCCGTCACCGCCGCCGTTGTGTTCGCCGCGCCGATAGCGCCTGGGTTGCTGGCGATGGCGTTCACGACTCGGCCTTCCAGCAATGCGTTCGCTTGCCCAGGATTCAATTGCAGATACAGTGGCGGCTGCGGCGTGAGCGCTTGCGCGTACTGAGTCGTGGTCGCACCCGTGTATGGGCTCGCGACCAATTGCCCACTGCTGTAGACCGGCTGCAATTGCAAGCCCCCGGTCGCACTCTGCGCGAAGGTCGCCGGATACATCGGTCGCGGGAGTGCAGCGTGCGTCTGGCCGGATGAGATGGCGTAAGCGCGGACGATCTCCTGCACTTCGGTTGAGTAGATGCCAGTGCTGATTTTGCCGCCGTACTTCTGGTTGATGATATCCGCGATACTTTGCAACACGCCCTGGTCTGGAATGATCACGTGATACGCCTGGAAGATTCTGTCGCGGACCTGCGAGAGGAAACCTGGGACAAGCATGCGGATGGTTCCGGCAACCGCTCCGGCGGCTGCGCCGACAGCGGCTCCGATCAATGTGCCCACGCCGGGAATGATGGAGCCGATGGTTGCGCCCAGCATTGCTCCACCCAGAATTGAGGAGCCCAGGCCGGTCACGCCTCCGCGCTTCATGCCGAATGCGATCAGCCCCGCGCCGGTTCCGGCGATGGCGCCCTTGCCCATTCCGAAGCCCAGGCCGGGAAGATTCTTGGCGATCTGCGAGCCAACGCTCGCGCCCAGCAGTGCGCCGCCGATGGCCGTCTGCGTCAACTGCCCCGCTCCGGTCTTGGCGCCCAGTCCGCCCATGATTAACGCGCCGCCCGCCAGGGCCATGATGTTAGCCATGCCGGTGGATTTCAGGATGGCGCCAGCCTTCTGCCAGATCGTCGCTTGCGACCAATCGACACCGCCGATTGGCTTCCCAATGTCGAAGCTGCCCTTGATCCCAGACCATACCTTCTTCAGCGAGCCCAGGAAGCCGCCTAGGCGCGACGTGCGTGCCCCCAGGATGGATGGTCCCGCTGAAGTCGCGTAGACCGATGGCAACGACCGTGTCGGCAGGTTCGCGATCTGATCGTTCGCCGTATAGATACCGCTGGTGCTCAGAAGCGACGGCAACGCCCGTGTCGGTAGATCGCCAAACGTTTCCTCGATCATGCGCTGGGCGTCACCTTGGGCGGCGCCGCCGATGCCCCCAGGTCCCGCGAGCATACCTGGACCGCCGGGAGTGTAGCCGCCCGCGAGCATTTGCCGATTCGCCGCAGCCGCCAGCCCGCTAGCCGCCATAGCCAAGTCTTGCCCTGCCTGGATCAGGAGGACGGCGCTGAAGTTCAGGTTAGTGCTGGCATTCTCCAGCCCTTGAAAGGCCGGTATGGGCGCCTTGCTGCCCTCAAAGTAAGGCCTTCGCCCCAGCAGCCGATCCAGCCAGGACCCGGTAAACTCCACATGACCGCCGCCGAATGTCTCTTGCAGAGTTCCGGCGATCCGCGACGTGACGAAACCTTTCAGCGCATTGGTGAACGCGCCCTTGATGGCGTTACCGATGTTCTGCCAGACCGAATGCGTGCGATCCGTCAGCGCATTCCAGAACTGATCAGTGAAGGAGAGCAGATCGCCGTACATGTCGCGCTGGCTTTGCAGGATCGCGTCATCGGTCGCTTTCCACGCCGCAAAACGCGCCTCCTGGGTACGCTGACTGCTCTGAATATCCAGCGCTTCGTTCTGGCGCCGTGTCGTGGACCGCATTTCATCTACGACCGTTTCCGCATCTTTGTGCTTGGCCGCATACTCCTCCAGGTATGCGTTGTTGGCGTCCTTCTGAATTTGGGTCTGCTTTTTGATGAACTCGATTTGTTCATCTTGAATGTTCTGGATCTGCTGCACCCGCTCTTGCAGGTTTCGGGGTCGCTGAAGCTCCAGCTTCGCCACGTTATAAGCGGACGCCCGCGCCAGACTCTGAATAGTGAGGTTGGCCTCCTCCTCGATGCGCTTCTTGGCGAACTCCAGCATGAGAGCCTGGGACTCTCGTTCTGTATCTACGCGATGTCTGGCGATGATGCGGTCATATCGGGCGGCGATATCGGCTTTGTCCTGGTTGCCTTCGGCGTAGATCCTGACGCTCTCGGCGTTCATTTCCTTGTATGCCTGGGCGATTTGGGCATTGGTCATCTTGCTGGTATCAAGCTCGATCAGCCTCGCGTTGAATGCGCCTTCCGCAGCCGCAGCAGTGCGAACATCAATCTTGTCCTGCTCCACTTGCTTGACGGCGTTCAGATCGTCTTCATATGCCTGGGCCCTCGCTTCCGCGATCTTCTGCTTACCGGCGAATGTTTCGTCGCCGTAAATCAGTTCGGCCTGAGAGATCGCCAATTGCCGACCGGCGCGGGCCATCTCCTCCGCGTTCTTGAGAGCTTCCTTTTTTCGTTCCTCCTCCAGCTTTTTCAACTCGGTATCGATCCTGATACCCAGCCTTATGCGGTATTGCGCGATGGCCTCATCGTTTTTTTCTACCTTGCTGACGTCAGCCTGGAATTCCAGCGGCAACGCCTGGATAGGCTCCTTGCCGACTCGCGCCAGTTCTGCTCGCGCTTCCAATACGGCGCGTTTGGCCTCCTCCACCTGTTGCTTCATCTTTTCGGAGTTGAACCTCGCCCGCAGTTCGCGCTGGAGCCGTTCCTCCTCCGTCTCTCCGGCTGGCGCCGCCGCACCCGCCCCGGCTGGCGCTTTGGCTCTTTCGCGCCGTATCTCCTCGCGAGCTTGCGCCGCCGCACTCTCGCCATATACGCCGGTAACGAACGAGCCGATGAGTCCGGTAACGAGGCCTTGCCCAGGTCCTCCTCCCTGGCCGAAGCCCATCATCGCGCCGGTCTTCGCCGCTTCCCTGGCCGCACTACTCGTGATGTAGCTGTAGATGCCGCCGACTACCAACGCGACCACCCCAGCCGTCAGTGCTCCGATCCAGCCCGCGCTCAGTCCTCCTGCTCCGATTGCCGTGCCGGTGATTCCGGCGACTTCGCCGCCGCCAGCGGCTGCGAGCCCTTCCAGCGACAGCGTCCCAGGATTCATGAGCGTTGTGATCCTGCCGCCGCCGAACATCCGGCTGAACCATGTGCCAATCTGCGATCCAGCCGCGCCTCCGGCGACGGCGCCGCCGATGCCCAATCCTCCTCCGGCTACGGCTGCGCCGCCCCCTACTGCGCTTCCAGCTACGGCGGCTGCACCACCGGCTCTCGCGGCTGCGACTCCTGCGGCGGCTGCGGCCTCGCCACTCGCCGCTCCAGCGCTGGCGGCGGCTGCACCAGCCTCGGCTGCGGCTGCGCCGGTTTTGACGGCGGCTTTGCCGACCTCCAGCGTGAGCGTGCCCAGCGTCGTGATTTCCGCCGCGCCCGCGCCGATGCCGATTGCCGCGCCCACGCCCGCCCGCAGTGCGCCGAAGAAACCCCTGAATCCGGCGAAGCCGAATGTCAGTAACTTGACGAACGAGCCAATGCTGAAGATCACGCCCGCGAGTGCGGTCATGTAGAACAGAGCATCCTTGACCGCTTGCGGCAACCTGCCCAGGGCCTTGATGAGATCATCCAGAGTGCCCACTAATAGGATCAGGAAATCGAGCGTCTTACTCAGCGAAGGCCCGAAACCTTTATCGAAGCTCTGCGCCAGCGCACCAGTCGTTGTCTTGAGGACGTTTTCCTTGCGCTCCAGATCTTCAATAGCCGCCGCAGCCGCCGCGCCGTGCGTCTCCATACCCGCCAATGTGGTTACGGCTGCGACGAATTCGGGACCGGAGAACGGCTTGAGAAACTTCTCTGTTCCGAAACGGTCCAGGCCTTTCGTCTCCATGAGCTTGGCGAACACCGGCAATCCAGTCTCCGTAGCCAGACTTACCAGGGCTTTCATGGTGACGCCTGGACGCGCCATCGCCTTCGCCAGGAGATCGAAAACCTTCGGCAGTTCGTTGACGGACACGCCGACCTTGGCAAGCTGGTTGTTCCAGTTTTCAAAGATCCTGGGCAACTCCTTCATCGGGACGCCCTGTTGGACTAGCCTCTGAAGACCGGTCACCGCCTCATCGAAATTGACGCCAGTCGCCAGCGCCATCTCGTGGAGTTGCTTGAAGACTTCGCCGCCGCCCTCGGCCATGTTCTGAAACCCGCGCTGGATGCGGTTCAACTGATCGCCCAGGCCGATCATCTCCTTCACGGCTTTGGCTACGCCCAGGGCGGCGAAGGCATTCGCCATGCGCCCCAGGTCGTTAGTCACGCCTTCGACGGAAATGCCAATGGAGTTGATGCCCTTGCTGGCTTGCTCACCGGCCTTCTCGCCGGTCGGCCCCAGGGCGCCCATTTGCTTGTTGAGCTTGTCGATATCCTGGGACGCACTTTGGGAGTTGAAATCGACCTGGAGATAGATGCGGTTGGTAGCGGGCATTTACTTTCCTCTGGCCTTTTTCATCTCCTCGGTCTGATATCGGTCCCGCTCTTCCACGAGTTGCCGCAGCAGAACGAAACTCGGATAGGGAATTTCGGCCAGCGTGACCGCGACACCCGCCTGGAGAGCGAAATCAAGGTCAAGGACTGACGCCAGGAGTGCTGCGACTGGAGAGGCCAAATATTCGGACAGGAGTTGTTGCGGACACAACGCGCACGGCAGGACTCCGTCCTCCGGCTCCGGGTTCTCCATCAACACTTCCGGGCACAGCTTCGGGCTGGGACACAGATCCTTCTGGCGCAAGAGCCGGTGAAAGATAAAGCGAGGCGAGGGCGATTCCGGCCAGTCCCCGCCGACTAAAAATTTGCGTCATCGGCGCGAGGTCCAACGGAGCGGTCGATGAAGTCGATCACCGCTCGCACTACGGCGTCCTTGTGAGGACCCGGTATCCCTTTCGGGTAGTCGTCGCTCTTGCCGCCGCACTGGTCGTACAGCCATGCACCGGCCTCCGGCGTGGTAACCAGCAACTGCTGATTGAACGGCATGTCCAGCATGCGGAACGCCGTGCGGCGGAACTTCACGACCTGATCCGCGCTGGGCAGCTTTAGGTGATGCTTCACGCGACCGTTGAGGATGATCGCCTCCACGTCGGCCTCGTTGCCCTCAAGCTCTACGCCGATCACGTCGCACGTACCGATGCTTTCCAGAACCTTCTGGGCTTCTGCGGGCGTCATGGCCGGTGCGCCGTTGATGGCGATAGCCTGATACAGCTTGACCTCCGCTTCGCCGGGTTCCGGCAGGATGGTTTCGCTGATGCCGCGCCCCAGGCGCCGGATCACGATCTTCCTGGCCTTCGCCCTGGTGATCCATTCAGCGTCGGTCGGAAAGCGCAGTACGACCTCTTGCGACTCCCCGCCGGTCGAAGCGACTCGCGCTTCAAATGCAATTTCCGAAGTAACATCGAACATTCAGGTCCTCACATTGGTGATGAGAAAAACGATGGTGAGCAGGGCAAGCCCCGCCGACTGCCAATTAATCGGTCGCGCAGTTGGGGCCTGCACCTGGACCGTACCGGCCAGGAAGCAGAGCAATGCGGCGACGAGCAGCAGAATTGTGAGTATCGGCATATGCCCTCCTTACAGCGCCAGGATGGCGTCCTTATCGGTCGTCGCGGAGAACGTGACATAGGCGCCGGTCGTGGGCTTCAGCGGCGTCACCGTGCAATTGACGGTAACGATGCCGTCGGCCTCGCCGTTGGTCACTGCGCTGAAAACCGCACGCGGGAAGTTGACCGTGAACTTATGCGTGTCCGGTCCCGCGCCGATGATCGCGCCGGTCACCGTGACAGTCACCGGCCCTTCGGTCTGCGGTGAAGACACGAGAGCGTTGTACTCTGCGGAGCCCTTGGATGCGCGAGCGACGAACGTTAACGCGCACTCGCGATCTCCGTACTCCATGCGCCCGCGCACGGCGTAACCCTGGTAAGTACCGCTACCTGGGAAGTAACCGCTGGGCAGACGCACGTTGTTGTTCCAGCGAAGCTCCAGCGAGATGAAGCTCTGCTGGAGCACGTAGTCGATGCCGACAATGCTGATCGTTGCGCTCGCCGCGTTGAGAAAGTTTTCCTTGGTCACTGGAGGCCAGGGCGTGATAGCCGAAGGCGATGCCATCTTGCCGGTCCCCACGCAGTTGACGCTGATGGTGCAGTTGGCGCGTCCTGGGCCACTCTGCATCGTGAGCGTCCAGTCGTTGACGACGAAGCCGATACCGGCGCGATCAATGACGGAGTCCGGCGGCGTGCGGATCTGCTCCGCGAAGGTGAACGGCGGCAAGTTGATGCACTGCACGACCGGGTCGCTGGGAGTCGCCGCATAAGTGAAGCCGGTGCCCGCCGCTGTCTTAGTCGCATTGCCGGTCGTAAAGCAGAACAACCACGCCATGAACTGCGACGAGACATACTTCTCGATGGTCACGGCGGCGTCGATGTTAGAAGGGAAAGTCTGCGTCGGAAACTCGTCGCCCTTACCGATATCCATCGCATCGGTTTCGTTAATCGGGTTGACGACCATCAACGCCGGGTTGGTCTTAGTAAGTGACCAGACCTCCGCTGGCAGGTTCTCGGTTTGAACGGCGGATTGCGGCTTGAAGCCGAAGGCGATTTTCGTCTCGCGCACATTGGCGGGACAACTGGTCGGTCCCGCCATCGGCGTCACGGTATCAACGGGTGGATCTACAACGGTTGTGCCCATGTGTTACGCATCTCCTGATTCTTTGATTTCAGTTCGTATGTAGAGGTAATCGATTCCCTCTGTATCCTGCGTCCAACCCAGTTCCTTGAGAGTCGCCGGTAAGACGCCGTCCATGACCGGGCAATACCGCCAGCGCAACCCGTCGCCCGGTACGGGAATGCCGTTCACGATGAGATCTCCGATATCCAGCGGGCTTGCGCCCTTGTCGGCGCGGACGAACATCATCAGCGTGTGCAGCCACGCCTCCATCTCGCCTTCGGTGATAGTGGTGTCGTCCCAATAGACCATCACGGTCCCTGGGGCTTGCTGGTAGATCGCCCGCGCACGGGAATTCATCATCGGGTTTTCGTCCACGTACCCGAAGATATTGGTGGCGTCGTTCTTCAGAGCCGCCACTAATGGCGGAATCTTCTGGAGCGTGCTCACTACCGCATTAATAAGGCTTCGCCTGGACACCACTTAGCTGCACCCATGCATGCTTTAAATAGATTCCGTACTGCTCGTTCGCCGCCGTGAACACTTCCACCTGATCGCTTGCCGCGAAGCCGATCATCTCCGCGTAGCCCTGGGCGCGGCGAGCGTGATCTCGAGCCGTTTTGCTCGTGTTCTCGGCGCGGATGGTATTCTGCGCGGCCTTGCGCAGCCCGAAGTTCTTGATCAGAAGTCCGGTCATCTTGTTGTCGCGCACCGGCCTCACGTGGAACTTTTTCTGCTTGATGATGGCGTACCTGGGCGTAAGCTTCGGCGCCGGATTGCCGTAAGCGTCTACGGCCTTCGACCAGCGTTCAAACTGCTTCGCCACCATCGAATCACCGATGGTCTTGAGTTGCGGGTCGCTCAGATTCGGTTGTTTGAACCGGCCTCCGCGCACGCGCACCTTGACGTAGTTGCGATAGCTGCTGGCCGCTTCCCCGAAGTCGAAGGGCATCAGCCTCTCTCCTGAAGCACGACGCTGGTATAGCCGATGATGAATTCGTTCACACGCACCACGTCGAACTCGACGCCATCGTTGAACACCGCATCGCCACGCTCCGGCACGCTGGGCAGGTCCGTATTCTGAATCCACAAATGCGAATAGCGCCCAGGCGATTGATCCTCGTCCTCGGCGCCGTCTTTCCAAATGGCTCTGATCGTGAATCCCGGCGAGTTTCCGCCGATGCGGTATTCGACCTCTTGCCCGAACACCGGCAAGAGCGCCGCCCATAGTTCCGGCGCGAAGAACGCATTGAACGCCGTCGCCAAACTGTTCCTCCTTCCCTGCGCGATTCCCCGGAGGAAACTGGCTGGGCTCTCCGGGGAATGCGCTGGATTTGACCCACGACTCCGGCGATGGAGCCGCGAGCAAAACTAAAGCACCTTCGCCTTGAAACTCGCGTTCGGGCGATAGGGCACGACCAGCGGCGCGGATTGCAGCATGACGAACCGCACCGAAGGATCTTCCTCGATCCAACTCTTGACGAAATACTGGACCGCTTGCAGACCGGCCTGTTCGTCGCGCACGGCGCCATAAGCTTGCACGCCTTCGATTGCGGACGAAGTCAGCACGCACGTCTGCGCGGGGAAAATGGGTTTCTCCACGCCGTCGGCGGGATCTACATACCAACCGGCGTAGACAAAAATGTTGAAGCCGTCGATGGTTCCCTGGTACACGCCGCCTTCGGTGATCTGCGCATCCTGGGTCATGGTCGGCATGTTTTGATAGACCCGCTGCAATGTCAGCCGGTCTTTCACGTTCGGATGGTTGCGGAAGACTTTCCAGACGTCCACGCCCATGATCACGTCGGTAACTTGCACGCCCGTGCTCTGCAAAACGATCTGCGACCAATCCTGCAAGTCATCGAGCGGAAAGCCGGTAGTGACTGACCATAGAGTAGAGGCCACGATGGTGTTACCGGCGGCGCGTCCGAAGTCCAATACGACGGTCGGGTACTTATCGCCAGTGATAGTGGACTTACCTGTCACCAATACCTCTGACGCCATCACTTCCATGCGGCGCCGCACCATGTCCACTTGGTCTTGCAGGTCGCGGGCGATGAGTTGCCGTAGCCGGTCGCCGGGAGTCATCGTACCGCCGATCTGCTCGCCGGGTCCGCGCTTCAGCGGGCGATTCATATCGAACACCCTTTTGTCCTTCACATACGCGGGCCGGAACGTTGCGGTTTTAAAGTTCAGCGAAGCTACAATCTGACCTTCGACTAATGGACTTACAAACGGACTGATGCGCCGCTTGCCGTCGAGTGTGTCGAAGTGAATGTCTTCGCTGGTTTCGGTTTGCACCGTGCCGAAGTATCTGTCGATCAGAAACTGTGGGTTGCCCAGCAAGGAGGCGACGACCCTTGTCAGCACGTCTGTCGAAAAAAGATCTGCCATTCTGTTGCTCCTGAAATGTCCAAACTTTGTAATCCCGCCGCTTCCTGCGACTCATCGCCTAGCCGCAGGAACGGCTAAAAGGTCCACCTACGGCGTCGTCGGTGGAGGCGTCGTCGGCGCAGCCGGTTCAGGCGGCGGCACGTCCGCGAGTTCGGGATGCAATGCTCGCTCTTCGGCGGTCAGGTAACCCAACAGAGAATCGCTGGGCGGCACTGCCGGTGGAGGCGGCGGTTCGGTGGCGGCGGCTGCGGCGGTGTCCTCTGCGGCCTTGAGCGCGGCGCGGTTCGCATCGAGTTGGGCTTTGGCTTGCGCCGCCTCGGCGTCCATCGGAGCGCTCTTGACCAGCGTGCCGTCGGTGTACACGACCGACTCGATGAGGATGGAGAAGTTGCGAAGTGCGTCTGCCACGGCGCCATGCCCCAATGCAGCGGGCCATACCACTGCGGCTGCGGAGAACTTACCGCTGAGATACACGGTCGCGGCGACAGTGGCGGTAGTGGCGTCAATGTCGTTGACCAGGATTGCATTGCAGTCGGCGGCGGCTGCGGGAAGTGTGATGGCGCCGGTCGCTGGATCGATCTTGACGATGGTCCCGCGAAGCAGGACGCCGATGCCGGAAGCCACCGTGCCGCTCCGCGATACGACGTCGTCGCCGTCGGTCAACAACGGCAAGTAAGAGAATGGCGTCGTCGAGAACATGGCCTGAGCCATGGGATTTGCTACTGCTGGCATGCTCGTTTAGCTCCTTTCTATGCGACCCGCCGGTCCTTCGGAACGAACCGCAGGATCGAGGCCGCTTCGGTTTCCGCACTGTCACCCAGCCCCGCGTCGGCGGATGTTCCGACCTTCGGATTGGGCACTTGACTCATGGCGTGTTCCAGCCGGTTCGTCGGCGCCGGAGCAACCGGAACCGCGAGCGGCGCGGAGGCGAGAACCTTGCGTGCGGCGTCGGGCTCAAGATCAGTCTCCAGGGCCAGCGTGCGGGCGAGTTGCTCGCGTCCGTTGGCTTCCTGACACGTGAGAATGGCTGCGATCCGCACTCGTTGATCGACCGGGGATGCAGCCGCCGGGACCGGCGCAGGAGCCGGTGGCGTCGTAGCGGGCGGTGTCGTCCCGCCAGTGGCGATTGGATCATTCATCGTTGTTTGCTCCGTTGTTGAGGCGGCTGACGCCGCTGGTCGTAAGAGGTTGTCTATGGTGACCGGGTTGCCCAACTCGTTCATCAGCGATTCAAAGTTGGACACAGAGTCGGCCATACCGGCGGCGACGGCTTGGCGTGCGATCATGACGCCGCCGCGACCGTAGTTCTGCGTGACGTTCTCCGCTGTCGTGCCGCGAAACGCAGCCACGCGGGAAACGAAGATTTCGGCAAGGGAGTCCGCGATAGCGAGAAGCTGGGCTCTTCCCTCATCGGTCCCGGCGTCAGCCCGCTTTAACGGGGAAACAGTGCTGACGATCTCGTACCGCTTGACTCCCCGCTTTTCCTGAGCCGCCCTATTATCCATGACGGTCACTACCACGCCGATGGAGCCCAGGAAGCTTGACTCGTTGGACACGATGCGCGAGGCCGCGCTGGCGATCCAGTAAGCGCCGCTGGCGGCGAGCCCGTCCACGTAAGCCGTCACCGGCTTGATGGCGGCGCCAGCCCGCACCATGTCGGCAAGCTCGCTCACGCCGTCTACCTGACCGCCGGGAGAGTTGACGTTCAGGACGATCTGCTGGACCGCAGAGTTCTCAATCGCCGCCTGGAAGTTCTGCGCGAGCGTCTCAATCGCCGTCGCGCCGGAGATCCTGGTGAAGATATCGGCGTATCTAAAAATCGGGCCGGTCACGTCGATAACTGCGATGCTTCCGCGCATCGTGACGTCGCCGCCGGTATTCTCTAGCGGCTGGCCCAGCTTCGCCGCGACGGCCTCCAGGTCGATCTCGCGACCGTCCATGTGGCGTTCGACGATATCCATGATGGTGGTCATCGAGCGGTCGGTGATAGCCCATGGCCTTTCCTGAATCGCTTGGAGCACGCGGAATAGCGGATGCCCTGGCATAGTTACTCCTTCTGCCTGACCGGCGTAACTGTGGGCTCTGCTGGCGAGCCGACCGGCGCGGGCGGCGGCGGTTCGACATACAGTCCCAACTGCTTCAGCCGCTCGCGTTCAATCGCGGCTTGTTCCAGCACTTCCATCCAGTCATCGCCCTGTTCGGCGCACTCTTTCTCCAGCGTGGAAGTCATGGACGCCATGCGAAGCTGACTCGCCTCCGCTTCCTTCATCGGATCGACATAGCCCCTGCCTGGGCCGATCCATTTGGCGCGTTCGTAGAGCGGGCGCAGGTCGTAGTAACCCGGCGCGTCGATGAGTCCCGCGTTCACGGCTTCCTCCAGCCAGAGGCAGTACACCGGCTGCAACCAATAGCTCGCCAGGAACATCCTGCGCGACATGAAATAGCGCCATGCCTCGTTCAGTGCGGCGCGAGCGCTGGAGTAGTTCGTCTTACTGAAATCCTTGATCGCGAGTTCATACGGCATGCCCAGGGCGACACCGATCTGCCGCTGCACCGCTTCGACGAAGTTGTTGTACTGCGGCGCCGGTCGCGTGGGCGTGAAGGGAGTGAGTTTGTCTCCTGGGTAGAGCGGAATGATGGCGCCGCCTTCCAGTTGCACGCGCCACTGGTTCTTATTCTGCAAATAGGCGTTCGGATCGCCGCCCATCAGCTCGTGGATGGCTTGTGGATCGAGCGGCGTCTCGATGACGCCCGCGACCAGGGAGTTCACGATAGCCGACTGCAACTCGGTTCTCTGGTAGCTGTCCAGCATGCGGAACTGCTCGATGACGGAGGAGAGGACCGGCTTGCCGCGAGTCTGATCGACGCGATCCGTCGCGAGCACGTGGATCACGCGCTTCCGTCCCCACTCGGTTTCCGCCGGTATCGCTTGCCAGGGACCGACCACGTTGACCCAGCCGGTAATCACCATCCAGTCCTGCATGACGCGCACGTAGTAGGTGAGCGGCTTGCCGTAGTCGTCCATCTCGATGCCGCCCCGAAGCTTCAAGGTCGGCGGCGTGAAGTTGGGGTTGCTGAGACGATCTACTTCGATCAACTGCAAACACGTGCGGAACGGCGTGTCGCCACGCTCCAGCCAGAGAGGCAACGCCAGCGCTTCGCCGGACTCGATGCACGACCGATAGACCAGCGACGTCAGGTAGTGGAAGTTGAACCGGCCAGCGGCGTCACACGCCGTCGTATCGGCCCAGGTGCGCCAGAGTGACTCGACTTGCTGCGACCAGTCTTCCGCCCAGGCGATGTCGCGTCCCAGGGCGCGGTAATCGGGATAGCACGCGAGCCGCAGCCCGATGCCGACCACGTTGTCCACCAGTGTCTGGAACGCGCCGCTGGTGACGCCGTTGTTCCTCGCCAGATCGCGGGACCGCGCCACCAGCATGTCCTGGTCCGGCAAAAGCTCCGCGTCCGCCATGGCGCGGAACGGCAACCAGTTCGCGAGTTGCTTGCGCCAGCGGGAAGCTCCGGCATAGGGCCTCTCGGTGGACAGGTCGGCAGTCGCGCCATTAGCCCCGCCACGAGGCTTCCAGAGGCTCTGGAGCCACTTTACCGGCGAGGCCGTCACGGCATTGCCTCCATGCTGACCGGCCTCCGGCGCGAGCGGTAGAACGCCGTGAGGTCGCCCCGCGCCAGGGCGCACTCTGCCGTGAGCTTGTCGATGTAGCGTTGCAGGTCACCGATGGCGGTCTGCGACCCCTCGTACTCGACGCGTCCCAACTGCGGCGTCTCGATGGCGGAAATATTCTGCCCGCGCATGAGCACGCCCATCTGCGCCTGGGCGTCCGCGAGTTGCTGGCACGGCAACGGAATCGGATTCGGTCTGCGGTTGCAGGGCATCAGATCAGCTTGTTGATGACCGCTTCAGTCGCGCCCTGAAGCGCGGCGTCGGTAACATCCGCCCCAGCCGCCTGGACTGCCGGGTCCATGACGACCGGCGTCTGGAGTTGCGCGGCAATCGCATCGGGCTGCTGGTACATCGACTGCGCCCAGCGCAATCTCGCGTTGTGCGCCACCACGGTCGGCTCCTCGTTCATCACCGTGGTTGCAAACTGCATCGACGCGACCTTCACGCGCCCGCGAAACGTCATATCGACCATAAGTTGCGATGATTCGGTGTAAGTCATCTAAGTTCCTCGTTAAGCTGCATACTTCACCCTGTTTCCGTCGGCGGGATCGTACCAAAGCGTCTTGGCTCCAGCCGCTGGCGCGGTAGATGGCAGACCGGGCAGACGCAGATTCGCACTCCCGTTAATATCGCCGCCAACGTCGAGTTGATAGGCGGGGCTGGCCGCGCCAAGGCCGATGCCCACGAGGCCAGCTTGGGTTACGTAGACGCGCACGTTGCTGGAATTGGTGACTACGCAGAAACCAGTGCCGCATTCAATATTGAAGTTGCCTCGCTTTGGGACAGCCGCTCCATGACTAGGCCCGTAATAGGTGAGGTAACTGTTCACGCCCGCCTGATTGAAGCCAAAGGCGATAGATCCGGCGCCGTCACTACCAGTGGCGAAGAACGGAACGTTATTTCCAGCGGGGAGTGTCGCGGTAATGTGCCGAACGGCGGTAAGTATGTTCACGTTACTCAGGTTCTTAGCGCCGCCGTCAATGTTTGTTGACCACGGTGTCTGCGCCGCGTTGATCGTCAGATTCATCACGCCCGCAGAGAAGCTTGTTCCCAGCGTGATGTTCGTCCCGGCGATCATGTTCAGGATCGTCGAAGCACCGTAGGGTGTGGAGTTCACGCGCACGTCCAGCCCAGGCGCGAACGGTGCGCCGTTGACCCGATAGACTCCGGTGGTATTCACGTCGCCGGTAACATCGAGTGGATAAGCCGGGGCTCCATTGAGGACGCCGACCCGCCCGGTGTTTCCGTCCAGTCCCAGGACGGTGAGCCAATCGGTATTGCGCTGGAACTTCAGGACGCCGCCGCTCGTGCCTACGCCCCATTGGAACGAGATACCGGGGTCGGTGATGTACATCCAGGTCGTATTGATGCTTCCGTTGAACCAAGTTGCATCGATGCTTTCTACGTTGTACAAACCGAAGCCGCCGCCGTCGATGGCACTAAGCCAGGGCGTCTGACTTCCGCCTCCGCCACCGCCGCCAATCGGCACTCCGTTGACCCGGTACTCTGCTCCGGTTGGGATATTCACGTTGCCGCTAGGATCGACCTGAAGCAGGTTGACCCAGGTATCGGTGCGCCGCACGGTCCAGTTGCCGCCCATGTTATCCAGCGACATGTTCCAGGCGTAAGTGCTCCATACATCTGGCATCTGAATGCCGCGTACATTGATGTGAGCGTTAGTAGTTATGATGCCTACGTTATAGAGTTGAAAGCCTCCGGCGTCTATGTCACTCGTCCAGGGAGTCTGCGAGCCACTGCCGATAGGTACACCGCCAATCGTGAAGTTGTAGCCATAGGCGACGTTGATATTGCCGCCAAATGATAACTGCGGAGGTGAGTTGGCGCTAATAGAGAAGAGATTATTGCCGCCATACTGGATGTTCAGAGCGCCGCTACTGCCCCAGACTATCCATTGCCCAGACGGCCCCGCGACCGTCTGGTCCTGCATCTGAAGATTCGCATTAATAGAGAGGTTGTTGACGTTGCTGAGGTCATGTCCCGCCGCATCAATGTCGCTCGTCCAGGGCGTTTGGTTTCCGCCAGTGGCGAGCGGAACACCGTTGACCTTATACTGCCCGGTGATATCTATGTCGGTGACGCCGCTGAGTGAGTGACCGCCGCCGTCAATGTTACTCAGCCAGGGAGTTTGCGCCGCGCCGCCGATAGGGACGCCGTTGATCTTGAAGGTGTAGCCCAGGTTGTATATGTCAACGATATTTATGCTGCCCGCGACTCCTAAGTCCCCGGTCACACTCATCCCAAAAGGATCTACGCCGGTAAAGCCGAATAGGGTGCTGCCGTAATACGACAAGTTCAGATTACCGGCATCGCCAAAGAACGTCCATGACTTAGGCGGCGTCAGATCTATGATATTCAGATAGGGCGCACTGATCTGGCTGGAAGCCGTTATGTTGCGGACGTTATTCAGATCGTGGTTAGCCGCATCGATGCTCTGCGTCCAGGGAGTCTGGGACGCCGCCGGACCCGGAGGCCCAGGAGGTCCCTGACAGTAAGACACCTTGAATTGCTGCTTCGGAGTTAGCGTGGCTTTGAACTGTTGCGTCATGCTACCGCCCTGGTAACCTCCGAAGTGACTCGCACGTTACCGGCGAGGATGGTCGTAACTTGACCCGCTGGCGAAGTGATCTGTAAGTCCCATACATAATCGCCGCATAGGTTGACTGTTTGACTCGCTGGAATAGTAAGTGAGATCGCCGGCGATGCAACCGCAGTTACTATCTCAATGTCTACGTCAGGATCGTTGTCCGCGACGTCCTGGCGGATCTGCGCCTTGGCCGTATATCCCGCGATCACTTGGTCCGGCGGCACGCCGTTGGAAGTCACCGTCACGGTCGCGCCCCAATCGTCGCCCTGGTAGATGATGAGATCTCCTCGATCAGGCATCCATCACTCCGTGAAATCCGTTCTTGCGCTGAAGCTCTGGAACTGCGGCATCGGCGTCGTGCGGAGCTTCGGCGCGGCCACCGGCTTCCTGGCGCTCGCGGGTTCGTTCTTGCGTTCGGTCGAGGTCAGCCGGTCTTGGAGATCCTGCCAGCGGGCCTCGTTCCAGCTTTCAAACCGCATGCTCGCCGCCGCCGCACGTGCGTAGATCCGGCAATTCCCGGCGACGAAGACTTGCCCATTGCGTCGGCAGATCAGCGTCCCGTTGGGGACCGTCGCGCAATATACGGTTCCTTGATGCTGGACCGTGCGACCGATAAATCCACGCTGTCCATTGGCGCCGCCATCTAGATACGCCCGCTTTACATGGGAATTCTCATGTACATGGAATTGATCGCGGGTATTGTCTCCGGTGCGTCCCCTGATTTCGTAAGGCCGCGATTCCCTGCGATGAGATCTGGGCGCACTCCCCAGCTTGAGAAAAAGTTCCTGGTAGTCGTCGGCTAACTTCTCGCAGACGGTCGCGATCACTCTACAGTCGCCGGATTGAAGCCAGCCATCGCCCAGGACTGCCGTCTGAAGAAACGCCTCGATGACGTCCCGTGACGACTGCTTGATCCACGACGGGATGCGGCGGCTTTCCTGCAATCGCCCCCAGGGCGCCACCTCATCGAATAACTGCTTGGAGGTCGCGGTGAACTTATGGACTCCGTCGTTCCAACTAAATCGCCAGGGAAGCCTGTCCAGTAATCGGGCGATGGCTTCAACGTTCTCCTTCTTGGTTTGGCAAATGCTGACCAGCCGCCGCACCGACCCCTCGTGCTCATTGATCGCCGCCGAACCCTCTGTAATCCACCAGCCATAGAACCGCGCCAGATCCATCGCATCAACATGTCGCTCCGGCTCGATCTCCATGCCGGAGTCACTCTTATGGCTCGCAGGAATCGTAATCTGTGGTGCGCCACGCTCCAGCCATTGGCCGGTTAACTTGATCTGATGCCGCTGGGTTAATTCGCGGGCGAGCGTGACCTGGGGACCGACTACACCATTGCGCGAGGGAAGATAAGTGACCATGCGGTGAGCAGGCGTCGTGAGGATATCGATGCGCCTCCCCTGGAGATGCACCATGTCGCCGCTGTACTGGCGAATGATCAGGTCGGATGGCCGCTGGAATTCGATGGCGTCCGTCTCCAATTCCACGGTCGCGACCTTCTGGCCGGAAAGATCGATGAATCGCTTCCATCCCTCGTCGGTCAGCACCTCTGTCGAGGCGTCGAAGCAATCGAGAGCCTCGTTCCGCTCGCGGTGCTTTTCCCACTGGGTCTTCTTCATGCCGCGCACCGTCGATGTAACCAACCGCTCCGCTGTTAGCTGTTCAAAGTACTCGCGTGAGTAATTGGGGAAGTGGCAGAAGCCGACCGGCCAGGATTCGCCCGCGCTCAGGTCCGGCGTGCGGCTCCGCAGCCAGCGGTAGAGTTCCTCCTTCGCGATGTCCACGTTGACCGGCCAGAGCCGGATGCCGTACTTGAGCTTGCTGCCATGGGGGCCGACCTCCACCATCGAGGCCGACCCCACCAAGGACGCGGGCCTGTTACTCCCCTTAACCCCCATCACGCGCATCGGGCTCATGCGCCGCACGTAGTCGTAAACCGCCATCGTGTTGAAGCCGGTGTCGATGGCGAGCTTGGCGATCCGGGTCGGCTGACCGTACTCGGTCGGAATGTCCTCGTCCAAGAGCTTGGTGATGTTCTCCCAGACCTGCGGCTGCGACGTGTCGCCGTCGAACACGCGATAGTCCACAGACCAGCTATGCCGGTCGCGACCCCAGGCGACGATCTCGCATTCCAGCCGCCGCGCCTGGACGTCCACGCCAGCGGTGACCAGGATGCCGCCCTCCGGCACCACGCCCAGCATGTAATCCTCGCGCCGCTCATAGAGCCGGTCAGCGTCCGGCGCCTCCGCGACGTCCAGCCAGGGCAAGCCCAGGATGGTATTAACGAAGATCTGCTGCTTCTGCGGGTCTTCCCCGGCCTCTTCGCGTTTGCGGGCGACGTCCTCCCAGGAGAGCCAGCCGACCGGCGAGTAGAGCGACGACAGGTGGTAGCCGTGCGTGCGCGGGTTCTCCGCGCCGTCCGGCCTCCACTCGCCACGCGGAAGCATGTACGCCTTGTGGTGGTTCGCCAGTCCCTCGCCGCAGCCCGCGCAGTGATAGCGGGCCGTCTCCGGCTTGCCGTGCTGCCAGCGGAGTTGGGCGAACACCAGGACCTGCTTCTCGCCGCAGTGCGGACAGGGCACCCAGTATTGCCGCTTGTCGCTGTCCTCGTAGAAGCGCTCGATGCGCGAGTGTCCGCTGACGGTCGGCGTCGAAACGATGAAGATCTTCCGGCGTGCGAAGTTCGTCGTGCGGGCGATGGCGAGTCCGCATGGTTCGCCCTCGCCTTCGACGTCGCCTTTATAGCCATCGACCTCATCGAGGAAGAGATACCGCGCCGACATACTGCGGAGTCCCTTGGCTGAGTTAGCCCCGGTCATTACCAGTAACCCGCCAGGGAATTCCTTACTAAGTAGCGTGTTGCTGCTATCTCTAGATCTGGAGTCTTTCACCCGCGTGCGCAGCACGACGGAGTCTTCTATGAGCGGGCCGATGCGTTGCTTACTGTTGCGCCGCGCCATCTCGATGGTCGGTTGCACCACGAGCATGGGACCGGGCGCCATGTGGATGACGAAGCCGACCCAGTTATTCCCAGCTTCCGTCCCCCCGATTTGGGCCCCCTTCTGGAACACGACCGTCTCGACGCGGGAAGCCGGGGAGAGATCGTCCATGATGGCGCGGAGAAACGGCGCACGGGAAGTGCGCCACGGTCCCGGCTCCGGCGACGAACGCGCCGATAGCTGACGGAACTGATCCGCCCATTGACTGATCGTGAACGCGGGGTCAGGTCTGGCTCCGTCGCGGGCTGCGCGATCATACACCGCAGCCGCGTCCGCGATCCTCTCGCCAATGAGCGCGACGTCCACTTAGCGGAACTCACCCAGGGCCGCAGCCAAGCATTTGTCCGGCGGGTAGCCGTGCGTGAAGTATTCGCACTGCAAACCCACGTTCGCCTTGCCGCCCTTGGCCTTGATCCACGGCACCTTGCGGTTGGCTGCGTAACCGCCGCCGTACTCGTCATCCTGGGGCCAGTCGTAGTACATCTTTGCGTCCGGGTCGTAGTTGTCCTGCACGAGCTTCAACATGGTCGCGGCGGCATACCCGGTTCCGCAGTAGCGCGGCGCCTCCTGGCGGAAGCCGCCCTGGGGCAGACTCACCGTCACATAGCCCAGGAAATACAGGCTGGGAAACGCGCACACCGGGCTGGGCTCAGGACCGATCCGCGTATTCATCTGCCAGTTGTCCGGTGGACCGAACTCCGCGATTTGGCACTCGCGCATTTCATCGGAGAGTTCCTGAGCGGTCCCAGGAATCGCAGGGAGTTGAGCAATGGAATCCTTCAGGTCCTTCAGTTTGTCCAAGGCTTCCGGCATAGTTACTCCTCTTCCTTGTCGTCGTCGCCGTTATCTTCCTCGTCGTCCTTCGGCTTATCGATGTAAGTCATAAGTAACTCCTAAGTCAGGTTAGTTTCCGCGAAGTCGGTAAATACCCGGCGGATTTCCTCCTCCAAGATGGAGAAAACCTTGGCCTCGTCCTTCTCCCCGGCCAGGAGTGGCGCGACCCTGGCGGGAATATTCAGACACGCATCGCGAATCATCCGAAACCGGCTGAAGGCGGCGCGTTCGACAGCGGTGCGGGAAATCAGTTCGCCAGCGCGAACCTCAAGCTCCAGCTTGCGGCGTTGCGCGTCGTAGACTTCCTTCAGGGCGCGAGCGTCGGCGTACATCATTCCGGCGACCGGCTCCGTCGCGGAGGTCGTCGCGGCGCCCTGCTTCTGCTGCGGGCCGCTGGGGCCAGCGGAGATCTTGCTGCGGGAGTGCGCTTCCCATTCGCGATCCGCCGCTTCGCTATCGATGGTGCCGTCGGCGTTGCGCGTGATGCGCCCGTCGCGCACGGCGTTAGCGATGGTCTGTGGGTTCACGCCGCGCTGGACGGCGTATTCAGTGATCGAAACGTCCACGACAGTCTTGCCTCTTGGTCGGAAGTGCTGTACACTTCGCCTAAGTAAAGCCTGTCGAAGATATCGTTCATGGAGCCGCTGGCATCGAACCCCAGCGGCTTCGCTGTTTTAAACCTTGGGTGCGGGCGCGGGAGGCGGCGTCGTGGTCGTCGTCGCCGGAGTCACCGTGACCGGAGCCGCAGGAGCCGCCGGTTTCGCTTCGGCCTCATCTTCACTCACCATCACCAGGGCGGTAAGCTCGCCAACGATCACGCCCTTGACCGGCGTGCCGTCCACGGCCACCTCGCCGGACTTCGCGCCGTCCTTCGCGCCGATAGGGATTACGAGTGAGATCATGAGTTGTCCTTTGACTAACTGACTTATCATCGATTCACCCATAAGGTCAACAAAATAATAAGTTACGACACTTAACCTGCTATAATGAGGTTTAAGGTGGTAGTAAGTAGCCGCCGAACCCGCCCAGGCCGACCGGCCAGACCCCCAGGAAAATCCCCGAAGCGGAAAAGAGCCCTCGCCAAACATTGTCATTTGTGGGGAGGTGTACGCACCCATGCAGGCGCGAAGCCGCCGGGGAGCCACCGCCTTCGGTAGGACCCGCAAACCGCTGAAAACAAAGGAGATTCCGGTTTTAAACCGCGAATACACAAACAGAAAGTGTACCTTTGCGGCGCAAAGCGTTGTAACGCTCGTACACCTCTGATTCCATTGGGTTTAGCTGGGTCAGGTTTGTGGAGCCGTGCGAGTCGGCGTAATCCATTGAAAACAAAGGGCTAGTCCTGGGCGCATGGTGTCGGCGCATGCCCAGGGCGCACGCGGCGCACGGTTTAAGCCATTGAAAACAAACGGCTGACAGCCATTACCGCCGCCTATTACCGCCGCTAACCGTGGCGTGCCCAGGGTGCCAAACGCCTATCTTCGGAGCATTATCAACGGTTTAGCAGGAATTTATCCCCAGGGCGCAAGTTTTTGGTCGGAATCGGCTGTCGGCACGCCGAAACCGCTATGTAATTCTTTCAAAACTGCGACTGTATCAGACTAGCTTGTCTGATATATTGCAGATATCTGAGTCCGAATATGCTGCTTTACCAGGGCGCATGCGGTCGGCACGCCCTGGGCGCATGCTGTCCGATACCTGGGCGGCGCATCCTGGGCGCCCTGGGCGCACGTGCGGGGTATTCCTGGGCATGCTGGGCACGCCCTGGGACGGCTGACGGTCGGCGCCCTGGGCATGCTCGCCGCTCGCCGACCTGGGGACGGTCGGCGCATCCTAAAGGGACGGCTATCGGGCGCCCAGGTCGCGACCTGGGACAAATGGGCTATGGCTATTTATTCACTGGAATGTATATTTATCCAAACGGCTGTCGGCACGCCCTAATCTCTGCTAGGTTTCTAGCATGTTTTTCCACAGGATACGGGGAGGATAAATTCGCTTTACTTTCACTTCTTTTCGGTTTTCGTTCGCCTATGGGGAATACCCTGATACCGGGGAGTTTCCTGAGGCGCATCCTAGGGCCTGCAAACGCTCAGGAACCCTATGTCCGTTTGTGGGATTATCAATAACTTACAGACATACTGCTACAGACTGTAGCACTGCTTTATACAGTGTTTATGCATCCCCTGGGGCGGCGCATCCTGGGCACGCCCTAAAACACGTTGGGCGCCCTAAGTCTTGCGACCTGGGCGCCCAATGGAATGGTGGGGCTGTAATGAGGTATTGCGGGGTAACCTTACGGCACGAGTGAAACCAGTGTGCAATGCTCACAAAACAGTGCGCCGTTACCGACCGCAGCAAACGGCACGCCCTGGGCGCATCCTGGGCACACGGCACGCAAGTCTAGATCGCACGTTGCGCCGTACCAGGGCGCGTCAGCGGTCGGCGGTATTGCGCCGCTATGCCAATCCTCTACATCGGCAAGCGTCATACCTAGGCACGCACGCACGTCAGCGTGCCGCGCAAGTCGCAGAGCAAGCGACAGCAAGGTTTCGATAACCTGGGCACGCATGCTAGTTGGACTCCCTGGGCGATTCCATTGAATCCAATTCGACAGCCGCTATCGTCGTCAGGTCGTATCCCTGAGCATCAACACGATCAATCAAGCTTGACCATGCGGCTGTCAGGGACTCGCAGTGAAAGCAGAATAGGCGCGTGCGCCCATTGTTCAAATGGAACCGAAAAAAGAACAACGATAGGCGCGTATCGTTGTTGATCAACTGAGTATGTCTGTTAATCGTCATAGTGGGTATCTCCCTACGCCTCACGGCGTTTCGTCCCATCCCAGGGACTCATCAGGGGAGTTAGGATGCGAGCACAATAAAGGGAGAGTCGGCGTTAATCGCGAGTCCCTTCGCCCTTAAGCCGACAACGACTCCCTTCGGGTCCAGAAATCGCAAGTCGTGCAAGTCGCCATCAATCACACGGTAACCATGCCACGTCTCAGGCAAAGGGAAACCTTTGCGCACATGAAACACGACAGCGACATTGACGCCTAGCGCGAGTACTCGCAGGGACTCAGTTAGATTCTCGCCACTGTAGCTGTATGTCAGATGGTAGTTAGGTAGCTGGCGCAAATCCGCTTTAGGTAGTTTGGTGTAATCGTAAAAGGTTACCTGGGGAAACGACCGCGCCATTTCTTTGGCTAACCACGGTAGATCACTCGTGCCGTTGATACGGACAGCTAAACGCATGCCGCGTTTGGCGGCGCGGCGCACGTACATGCCAATGTCATACCTGAGGCATGCCAGAAACAATGCACGATTGCCAGCCAGCAACATAGTCTTGGCGACTCGTGCCGCTTGCACGTTGCGAAACCGCCCCATGCCAGCCATATTGAGACATAGCGCTATGCACCATGCCGTTGCGCCTAGGCAGACATTGAGGACTCCTGAAGACATAGCTGGCGCCAGATACATAATCGCTGTCAGCCAGCCTAGGGACTCGCCCTTGACAGTCTTGTAATTGTCATCCTGCAATAGCCGTTTGTAACCGTTTGGTTTCCGTTTATTCGTCGTCATAGTAGTTTGGGTCTCCCTACGCCTCACGGCGTTTCGTCCCATCCCAGGGACTCATCAGGGGAGTTAGCGAACCCGGAACACCGGACGGCGCCCACAGTCCTCCCCAGGGCGCACGGCAACGTTGATTCTACCGACCTTGATTTCGGAACCGCCAGCTAACCACTGATACTTGCGCGGCGAAACCTTGACCCATGGACCATGCGCAAAGTTGTAGCAAGTACACTCCAGTACGGAGTGATCGAATTCAAACGTGGCGCCAATTTCCAGGTCGCGAAATTTCATTAGCGTAAACCTCCATTGAGCAGCACACGATAAGTGTGATTCCCAGCAAAGTCGCTGTATCGGTATTCCACGCGATTACGATTCCGATAATCGCGTGTTGCGTCGTTATGGCCGAAGTAGTCACGAGTCCAATCTGTCGCCAGCCAGAGAAACTCGCAATGAACGGTGACGTCAAATGACGTTTCCGTCTGGTTTTCAAAACATACGATGTAAGGTCTTTCCATAGTGGGTATCTCCCTACGCCTCACGGCGTTTCGTCCCATCCCAGGGACTCATCAGGGGAGTTAGTGTCTCCAAAACTTGCCATTCGGACTGGCAGCGCCGTCAGGATTGATATAACCGTGGCATTCGTCAGCGGGTCTATACCACGTCAGCAATAGGGACTCTGACGGATTAGCATAGTGCTTAAGGTATCGGCGCATTTGCAGCATCGCGCCCTGATCAGTGTGCGCCGTCAGGCGAACATAATTTCGCTCGCCTAGGCTGTCGATAATCTCAATCGCGTATGTCGTGTAAGGTTTCATCGTTTGTGTCTCCCTACGGCGCCGTGGGCGCCGTTTCGTCCCATCCCAGGGACTCATCAGGGGAGTTAGGACAAGTCAGCCAGTAGCGCAACGACGGCGCCGATTACCGCGCCGCCTAGTCCGGTGATTGCCGCCCATGCGCCGGCTGACCAGACAGTGGGCGCCGCAACATGGAGTGTTGCCGCGACAGCTAGCGCGAGAAATCCGACCGCTGAAAGACCCAGGGCGCCGCACATGAAGTAGTCAACTACCGGGATGCCGTTTGTGTAACTGCGTTTGTTGTTTGTCATAGGTAAGTCAATCCTAGTGACTACTCCCCAAGGTAGTCAAGTGTCGGCGCAAGTCAGCTATTGACTTTGCGGCGCAAACGCGAGTTAGGCTGACTCAGTGGCGCCGACCGCCGTGCGCCGCATGCCATAGTCTTACCGTGCGCCCTGGGCATGCTGTATCAGTGACTTACAGCATGCCGTAGGACTAGCTATAGGCGTTAGCCGGTTTCGGACCGACCGCTCGGTTTCCTGACCCCGGCTTTCCCCTTTGTTTTCAAGCACGTACCAGCGTTACAAGAAATTTCACCCCAAACGGGCTTGGGGCGTTTGGAGAGGTCGATCCTATAGATTTTGAATGGGCCAATTTTTGGCCGGAAATATTTTGGGAGTCCCAGGCCGGAGACAGAGCCCATATAAAAGGAAAGCCCCGCGCCGCCGAAGCGGAACGCGGGGCTGAAGGTTTCCAGGGGGGGGTGCTACTTACCCCAAACGTCTGGCAGCATGGACTGACAAACCGCTTCAAACAGGCTGTCGATGGCTTTCAGCGGTACACCATCCAGATCAGATACGCTCCGCATGATGGTAACGACTTCCCGCGCAATCATCGCCTCTTGCAGCCCCACGCCCAGGGCACGGTAGACCGGGTCGCTTGAGAGCTTTTTTGAAATCGCCTTGAGTTGAGCTTTTTGCCAGTTGCCGCCCTGAAGGCTGGGGCTCGTCACTGCACTTCCTCCGCGAGGAGGTCGAGAGCCATGTCGATATGGACGGCGGCGTCCCGCAGGTGGTCGATGGCGGTTTGGCCTTCGGCTTCCATAGCCGCGCCCAGTTTGATGATGGCGCTATTCGCGAGTTCTTTCCAGGTCGTCTTCATGGTGGGTGTCTCCCTTAGATCTCAGCCTAAGGGGTAATCGCGCCTTCAAGTCAAGCAAAAAAGAGGGCCTCGCAGAAGGAGGCCCAGATTTGTGGATGTATTGAACTGAGAAGTCGGCAGGTTGACTGCCAGGGAATACCGAAACCTCCCCCAGTTTACCGCGCCGGTCGCCACAGGACGTCCTCAACCGGCGTCTTGCCGGTGACCAGGGGATGGTGCAGCCAGTAGGCATCCAGGACGTTGTACAGCCTTAGGCGCCCAGAGGCTCTGTAGACGCTCCGCAGGTATTCCGGCCTGATCGGCACCCCCAGGTAGGGGACAGCGGCATTGGCGCCCCTCCAGGCGAGTTCCACGGCTATTCCTGGGGCGCTTGCGGGCTGTACCCAGGCGTGATGGATGGCGAGCGGGATGGTTGGTGAGACGGCGTACCCTTCCACGTAGACCCACTTGTGCGGGTAACGGGTGGCGAGCCGGTAAGCGCGGGTGAAACATTGCTGCGGCTCCAGGGGATGTTTATTCTGGCGCCAGGAGAATTCCTGGCCGTGCCGCAGCACGAGATCCTCGATGCAGATGAACCGCCGCTCGTCGGCGCCAGGGATGGTGCGATGGATCGTGACCATGTTGCGCAGGAAGGTGCGGAGGTCGTCGATCATGCCGGTTCGATCTCGTTTCATTGGGTGCGCCTCCGCATCTCGGATGGCATGAAGTCGTGCATCGACCACTTGCCGTATCCAAACATTTTCAATCGCCCGTCGAAATCTTTCTGATCGTTGAGCATGAATTCGGGCTTGCCGATGAAGAGCCGCCCTTGAATATTCTGCACGCAGGTACACACGCGCTCCGGCGTCTGCACCAGTGCGTTGAGGGCATCGCGGACGGTCAGGAGGCCTTGCGCAACTAGCTCGTGCTGATGGTCGGCGCCCTGATCGAGATGGGCCCTGATCTCGGCCTCCGGCAACGCCATCAACGCTGGCGTCGTGCCGAAGCGGTTGATCACCGACACCAGCGCGACGGCGTCCGGCTTGACGATATCGACGGCGAACCGCAGGATGCCGAATGCCGCGTTCTTGGTCGCGCCGCTATTGAGCCAGTCGTCGCCCAGGCGTTCCGCGATCTCGGCTTCGACCTTGCGCATGCGGTGGAGCGTCTCGCCCTGGTGCAACGTCGCGATCAACATGCCGAAGCTTTTCTTCTGCCGGAGATCGACCTTCGCCATATTCAGCGCTTGCGCGGCGATGCCCTTGAGTTCCGCGTCAGTCATTGTCTTTGCATCCAAAACGTCCACGCCAGGACCGCAGCCCTGGCGGCTTGCCGCTTGGTCATGTGCGGCGGATCGTGCTCACCGGCGCCTGGGACATAGCACATGCAGCGATGTTCGATATGCGCCACCGAACCCATGATGGTGCGGAAGCCGCACTCGCCGTGCATCGGCTGTTTAAAGTCGGAATGCTGTTCGCTCTCCGCGACCGGCTCGCCGCACCACAGGCAGATCATGAAGGGCTCTCCAGTTGATATCGGACGTAGCCGCCCTTATTTTCCAAGGTCACTCTCCATTCGCTCCAGCCCGCTGGCACCAGCTTGACGAACTCGTCGAAGGGTAGGCTGAAAGAGCCGCCATTGTGCCGAAGCATGACAAATAGACACAGGGCAAGCTCTCTACAGTGCTCCTCGTTTTCGTCTATTTCCTCGATCATGACCTTACCGCCATCTTCACGCCCTCCAGAACCTTCTCGTGACCGGCGAGCGCTTCCTCGTAGCTCCGGTAGCGCCGCTGCATAATGTCCTCGCTCGCGAGGCTAATCCCGCAGCCGCCGAAAATCATCGTCTCCCACAAAACCGGCTTGCCGGACCGCCACCAGTTGTGATCGACGCCCAGGAACACGGTGCTGACCGTGTAGTCGCCCACGCGATCCTGGCGCACGACGCGATCCGAAAGTTCAAACCACGTCGCCCACTTGAAAATGTCCGGTTCTTCAACCGGCGTCTTGCCATCCAGCGCCAGGATGTAGTTCTTGATCAAATCTTCACCTCCACGTCGATATCGCGCACGATCTTCCGCTTCTTGTTGCCGCGCACGGTCATCGGCGTCCAGACAAGCTGGTGATATTTGCCGAACAAGCCTGGGCCTTGCCGATAGTCGCGGAAATGCCCACGGCAAATGTGCATCGCCTTCGCGAGCCCAACTTTGTCGGCGTTGCCCTCGCGCCGCAGGATCTGTTTCAGCGGATCGATGATGAGCGTCTTGAAGCCGGTCGGCGTCTGGCCTTCATGCCGCTCGCGATGCCTCTTAACGAGCTTCGCGTCGATCTTGTTGTCCACGACGCGCACGTTGCGACAGTGAAGGAAGCACATTGCCAAGCATGTCGGCTTGACGAACGTCATCAGGTTGCGCATTGTCTCGTCGTAGGGCTCGCCGCTGGGCGAGTAGGTCTGCATCCAAGGCCGGTCGATGATGACGCCGTCCTTATCGATCATCAGAAAGATCGAGCCGTGCGGGCCGTCCGCGACGACGTCGCGCCGCATGCGGTAGTCGATGAAGACTTCAAACCAGAGCAACCATTTGCACTCGTCCGGCGGTTTCTGATCCGCGACGATCTCCTTCGCCGGATCGAGCGAGGTCGTCAGCACGCCCAGGCGCCCGCCGCCCCATTTGTCGCTCAGATCGGTGAGCCCTTTTTCCTTGGAGTAAATGTGATTGGGTAAGGGATGTTCAGCGAAGAACTGCGGCCAGGGCGGCGCAAGGTTGGGGAAGTCTTCCTTCAAGTCCCAATATTCCTGATCGGACTGATAGAAATATTCCGCGACGTTGGGAATGTGCAAGCACGGCATGTCGTTCTGGAGAAGCTCCAGAACCTTCTGGGCGTGCTTTTCCCAGGCGTCGTACTTGGACGGTGCAACGAACCAGGGCGCACGCACCGGGCCGCGCCGGAGATCATCGAGAAAGCGAGCCATCAGTTGCGCTTGCTCCAGTTGTTGGGCACTGCCCCGCGTATCTCTTCCGCGACGACCTCCGGCTTGTCCGGCAATCTCACCTCGTCACCGGGCTTGAGTCCTCCCAGCGCGAGCCAGCATTGCTCGCAGATGATCGGCATCGCCGTTCGTTTCTTGAGCAAGCGCTGGCTGGACGGCGACACGATTACCTGTGCGCCGCACTCGCCGCACTTGCGGTCGAAGCTTGAGCCGCGAGTCGCCCAGTCGGCGTCCGCTCTCGCGCATATGAGCACCATCGGATCGTTCATTCTGAAATCTCGAGCCTCTGTATCATGGTAGAAAATCGGGGGCCGAATGCAGCCGGGGCGCGAGCCTTGCAACCTTCAACCCCGAACCTTGTCGGCCCCTGTGATTATGCGGCGTGCGACTTGCGGAACTCGCGCACGCTTTCCCCGCGTTTGCGAGGCAAGCCGTAAGCCGTCGGATCGAACAAGCTCGTCAGCGGCGACTCAGGATGCTTGCGCCAAATCTCGGTCGATTGGAATTCGCGCCATGCATCCGCGCCCTGGCGAGTGAGATGGAAGCCGCGCCCTGGGCGGTACACGATCCACTTGCGGATGAGCATCGAGCGGAAAGGTCGTTGATCGTATTTCCCGGCTTCGCTGATGGTCATGTAGTAGCCGGAGCCGGACTCCGCGAAGGCGCGGAGCATGGGATAGCCACGATTGGAAAGTTGGATCATGACTTCTTCCTCATACCCCCTTTGGCAAGGGTTTCAAGAGGATTCTTGGATGGCCCTTTCGCAAGCTCTTTGTACGAGGATCGTGGGCGCGAGTCCGCATAGGCCGACATGAAGGTCATCTGCACCATGCCGAACACTTCGTTCACCGCCATGTGGACGGCATGATTTCTGATGTCGATAGGCAGACGGAAGTGCAGATCTTCCTTCCCTTCGTCGCTGAAGCCGTATTCGACCGTGACGGTCAGCTTGTTGAGGTTGCGATCCAGCGGCGTTTTGAAGGATGCGCGTATGTTGATCCATTCCAGGTTCCGCCGGAGTTCCCAGATCAGGAGGATCAGGACGCGGGCGATATTGCGGATCGACTTCACCTGGGCCTTCATGCTTCAGCCCCCAGGTGTCCGTTTTTTTTTAAGCCGCGACCGGCCACCATTGCCGCCAGCCGCGCCTTCTGCTCGCGAGGCGTCAGTGCGTCCCAGCGCTTGCGCCGCGCACGCGTGGCCTTATTCACCCACTTCTTATGATCCGGGTGATCGGGGTGACGAATATCGGTCGGAGACAAAGCGGACACTTTGACGACCGGCGTGTCCTTCGGCTTGCGCTTCGCCACGCGCCGCGCCATCTCCAACTTCCTCTCCTCCGGGTCGTCCGGCCAGCCGGTGCGCAGGCTGGGGATTTCGCGCCGTCTACCGCGCCGCCGGGTCGCCTCCTGAACGACCGGCAGGATATCGCGAACGACAATCGGTTCGGTTTCTTCCGCGTTGGGCAGCAGAGCCTCCAGCGCGTCGATCTGCCGCTGCAATGCGGCGATCTTTCGTTGATGAAGCTTCACTCCTTCCTTGAGGCCTTCCAGTACGGCCTCGATTTCTTCTTGGTTGATCGTGTTGTGGGTTTCGGTCTTCAATTCCTCTGACTCCCGCTTCTCCTCAGACTTTTTCTAATCCCCGTGACGCGAGCGCACTCAGACTTTTGCGAGATATATTATCTCCGGCGTGCTTCGGATACAAACAAATTTTTGACAAATATGTAACAAACATACCGCATGTAATGAAGCCGAACGGTCACCCAGCAACCCTGCTGCGATGCGGTCCAGCACACTATATTCCAGGGGCAATTTTACGACGTGGCTAAGTTTATACCCGTCATGTAATTTTTGTAAACAGAATGAACAAGCCTCCACTACCGGAAGCGCTACAGCGAACGTTCGGCAAAACCGTGAGATGTCTGAGGAAGCGAATCGGCATGGCGCAGGAAACGCTGGCGCTGGAAACAGGCATAGGGAGAAGCTACATGGGAGCACTGGAACGAGGGCTCCATAGTCCGTCGCTGAATACGATTTATCAACTGCTGCCAGTCTTACGGGTGAGCTTCCCCGAATTTGCGCAGGAGTTTGAAAACAACCTGCACCCACGCGCAAAGCGGCAAGCGTAGGCATGCCTATCCGGCCTGGGCGACGATGCAGCCGCATCTCTTCGCGCCGGATATTCCCTTGCGCTCCACGATCCTCCAGCCGGAGCCGCCGCAGAGTGGACAGCCGGTGTTCTGCGGGGCGCCCAGGTATTCGCCGGGACGCGGGTTGAAGTGATCGTAGATATCCACCGGCTTGGGGCAGTCGTGCTCTGACTTGATCCATCCGGCGACGAACGCCTCGGCGGCTTCCATGCTGGGCGCACTCTGCATGGCCTTGATCAGCATGGCGACGGCCTCGTCGTCCTTGGGAAAATAGTTCAGGCCGGAGAGTCGTCTAACCAGCAGAAACGCTGAGTCCCCGGCTATTGATTCTCGCGAGGGCATCCATCACTCCTTGGTGTTTCGCCTGGACCTCGCTCATCGGCTTCCTGGGGACCGGCGCCATGAGCCAGTCGCCATCGCTGATCCATCGCCACAATTGGGGCCTGAATTTTTCCACCGGCAACGTGAGCCAATATTCCCGCCATGCCGCGTGCGCGGACCGGAGCTTCGCCGCCGCCCCAGGATCGCGGGCCAGAACCTTCTCTACTTCGGGGATGGCCTTCAGCGGTAGCCCAGGTTGCGGATGGTCCGCGAGCAACTCCCAGGCCAGGGCTTCGGCTTCGGAGCACGACCCCTGGCTCGCCCGGTGAGCCTGGGGTTCAACCGGGGTTGTTAATTCTTCAACCTGGGTTGCCGGAGAGGCCGACATTGCCACCTCCGGGTCGTGTTGGTTTAGATTTTTATTCGCCGCCGCCGCCGCCGCCGCCGCCGTTTCCCTACTTTCTCCAGATGGCACGGCGGCATGAGAAAGAACGTCTAGTTCAGAAACGTCTGGTTCATATAAGGATAGCTGGCCTCCGCTTTGTCGCTGGTGACGAAGCTGGTTTGTCACCCGTGACGAAGCTGGTTTGTCAGATCTGACAGGTTTCGGAGGCGCTTTCCACTCGCCGGGAGTGGCGAATTCGTAGGAGCATCCGCGACCTGTATCCCAGCCGCAGCGCACGATGCCCAGGGCGCGGAGTTGCGCCATGCCGCGATCCAGCGTGCTCAGGCTGAATCCCGCCCGCTTCGCCAATGTCGCCCGCTTCGGGTTGCATTGGCCGCTCTTTTGGTTACGAAACGAATAAAGGACCAGGAGCACTTTTAATGCGGCGAGCGATACATCCTTGCGCAGAATTAATGCCTGGGGGACACAAACGAATGGTTGTGTGAGAGAATTATTAGCGGATGCGTTTGTCATAGGACGTTTCCTATGGGCCGCCGTTGGGTGTCTCCCAAAAATATTCGGCGGCGGCTCTAAGCCTGAGCGACTTTGAAGCGGACGCTCAGGCGGGATTAGCAGGTAGAGCGGTTGGCGACGGCCAGCCGCTTTTTTTTGTTAGGGGGAGTGTTCAAATCGACGCAACCATTCCAATAACTCTTCGACCGATTCCACTACCACAACTTCCAGCCCGTAGAGGCGCAGTTCGGCGTGCCGCCTCAACTGCACCTCGGAGATCGCGCCGCCTGGGCGCTTGACCTCCACGAGAAAACTGGGATGCCGCACCGCGATCCAATCCGGGTCGCCTGGGACGCCCATGCGGATGAAGCAATTGTTCGGCGTCTTGAACAGGCCCACGTGCTGGCGCACCGGCATGTAGCCCTTCAGCCGGAGAATGTCGAGACAGCCCTTCTCGACGTCGTTCTCCGAAACCTTGATCTTCGGCGCACGCAGTGCGAAGCGCTGACGCGCCTCCTTCGTTCTGCCGAACAGATCGCGGCTCATACGTTCGCTCCAGCGCTGGCTTGCGCCTCCGGGTCGAAGTACACGTGGACTCCCGCCCGCATCAACGTGCCGATGAGCGCGACCCATTCGGGCTTGCTGCATGAGACGACGCCCAGCACGTTCCAGCCGGTGACGGCTTCGATCTCGATGCGCCCGTGGAAAATCTCAGGCGGCGCGGTGCGATGCCAGCGGAGGCGGAATTGAGAAGCCGGTGTCACGCCGCGACGGCCTCCTGGGCGGCGGCGCGGACCTCGATCCGGCACTTGGAGCAGACGTCATGCTTCTCCAGTTCGTCCCAGGCGAGCACGCCGCGCTTATGGGCGCGGGTGATATCGTCGCCGCACCACGTGCGCGTCACGCGCTCACCGAACATCCAGATATGCCGCACGCGCCCTATGACCGCCGTCTTGAGCGCATACCGGCCCTTCACGACGGAGATGAGGAAGATCAATTGTTGCTGGTACACCGCTTCGGCGTTGCGCTTCTGCACGCACGCGGGGCAGACCAGCGCGAGATCCGGCACGGGATTTTTGCAATCACGACAGAGCACTCAACCTCCTAGCAAGAACCGTGTATGCGACCGCAGCCTGGAGAGGTACGACTCCATTTCCTGCGCACTGAAGACGAGGTCGGCGTTCGACCAGCCAAGTGGCGCACCCATCAACCAATCGACGAAAATCGGATTTAGCCTCGGCCTGAAGATCGAGCGGACCCGATTGTAGGGCCAGGGCAAGCGCAGCCTTAACTGGCGACAAAGCTGGAGAAAAATGCGGACTCGTTCGGAGAAACTCAGACCATCGACAATCGAGAGGTCCTGGGGCAAAGAGGGGAAGAGTTCCGCTTGGTTCTTCAGGTCCACCGTGTGCTTGATTCCCCGCGCATCCACTCCCCGCCGTGCGACCGTCGCCGGGTCCAGCTTGTTCCCGCCCTGGGGCGTGCGCGGCGTCTGCCAGTATTCCGTCTGGTCCTGCAAATCCATCGCGTGACCGGAGCCCCGCCGCTTCCCAGGCGCCTGACTGCCGCCCTTCTGCGGATGCCCGCCCTGGGGCGTCTGCCACTGCCGCGCCGCATCCGTTAACGTCGTGCCGTCGTGCATGACGCCGGTCATGGTGGATTGCCTCGCGGAGGACTTGCCGTCCTTGCTCGTGGCGGTAGGCCAGGAAGAAAGTTCGGAGGCGCCCGTGAGAGGCGCCCACGTGGGAAGCTCGTAGGCTTCCCCACGCGCAAGTAAACCCCAGCGCGGCCAGATCCCTGAGAACGATTCCCATGCCCCCCACAGGGGTTGTTGCGCCGTCATCCAGGTCTGCAAATCGCTCAACTGGGCGATCAGTGTCCCGCAGGATTCCGTTGACGTTCTCGCCGCAGAAGAGCGGGGCTCCGCACTCGTCGATGATCCTGGCGATATCGCTCCAGATCCATCGCTGGTCGTTGGCTCCTCGGCGTGTACCGGCGACGGAATGCGGCTGGCAAGGCCAACCGGCAACGACGCAATCCACTCGCTGATGGAGGGGTCGTGCATCGAATCCCAGCACGTCGCGGAAGAGCTTCGCGTGCGGGAAGCGGAGCCGGAATCTTCGCGCCGCGTGCGCGTTGTTTTCGACGCCGGCAATCGTTTTGTAGCCTGGGAATGCGGCTTCGACGGCGAGGTCAAGCATGCCGATTCCCGCGCAGAGGGAGAGCCCATTCACGCGACCTCCTGCGCCAGGGCGCGGCGGATGGCTGGCTCGTCCTCAGGGAATTTCTCGATGGCCGCTTCGGGCGTCATCGAGTATTCGACCAGCGGTCGGCGTCCCCGCCAGCATGCCGGTCCATGCCAGTGGTAATGGAATAGGCCGTCCCGGCGCAGATGCAGCCATTCCTCGCATCCGCGACCGGCGGGACGATGAAATACCTGAACCGGGTCGCTCATGGGCTAGAGCGCCCCCAAACGCAAAAAAGCCCAGGGGTATAGAGCCCCTGGGCTAATTGCCCTCTGATCAGAGGGTTGGCGGCTCACGCCGCGATCCGTACCCTGGTCGTTACCTGGAGTTGCTTATTGTAAATCGCACGTTCAGGCTGCTTACAATTAGCAACATTCAGGCGAACCAGGATGGTGATTTCCGCCCAGCCGTGTGCGTAGCGTATGCCGCCAGCCGGAATCCAGTCCAGCAGGATGGCTTGTTGCTCCACCGGGTCGGTCGTTTGGAAAGCCTTGCGGGCTAGCCGCTGAATTGTGGCGAGGTCGTATTGCTCCGGCTCAACCTCTCCGGCTCCGGCTTCGATGCGCCGGTCCAAGAGGGCGAGTTCGGTTTTATATTTCGCCACCAGCCCAGCATACTCCGCTTTGTCCTCGTCGGAGTCGGCGTCGATCTCCTTTCTCATCGCTTCCCGTCGCTTCTGATCCTTCCGCTTCCGCTCTTCGCGGAGGCGAGCCAGTTCGGCCTCGTCGTCCGGCGTGACGACCTCACCGAACTTCTCCGCGACCAGCGACTCCAACTGATCGCAGACGGCGGTCTTCAGCCCATTCCAAACGCCGGGATGCAGAATGTCGGCGCGAACGGATTTGGAATCGCACTCGTAATGTCCCTCCGTCTTGTGCCGGTGCGTGCAGCGGTAGTACAGCGTGCGCGTGCCGTCGTCCTTCACCGCACTTCCATGCGCGGGCGCCATCGCTTTTTTGCACTCCTCACCGATGCCCTCGCCGGAGATCACGGTGGCGCCGCAGGAAACCAGCGTGCTGAGTATCGCCACCTGACCGCCGTCTTCGGCTCGCCGTGCGGGCTTGCCAGTGGACGCGGCGCCATTGCGCTTCAGGCCTTCGATGATGGCCGCTTGCTCATCCGGCGTCCAGATGCCGCCACCGGGCATCTCGATCTTGCCAGCCCACTCCTCGCGGGGCTTGAACACCTTCACGGTGCGAACCTTGTGCCGCTCCGCTTCCGGGTTACGAACTTTTTTGGGCTCGATGAACTTGCGCTTGCCGTACCACCATTCGCCGCTGGAATAGGTCCAGTCGTTCGCGATTGCGGCCACGGTAATCGGATTCCAGCCCAGCTTGCCGCCGGGAGTCTTGATGCCACGCGAGTCCAGTTCCCGGCAGATGCCACGCTGGGTGCCTTCGCGCCCCCCGGCCAGCGCGAGTTCACCGATTAGCTGCACGACTTCCAGTTCGTTCACGCGCCGTTCGTAGAAGTTCTGCGGTCTGCCGGTCGGAACTTCCTCGTTGGCGTTCAGAGCCCGCGCCGCGATCTCCCTGGCGGTCACCATGTGCCAGCCGTAGGGCGCACCGAAGTGCGCGAGGCCCTTCGCCAGCTTCGCCATCACGCCATAGCGGGACTTCTCCGCAATGTCGTCCCGCTGATACTGGGCGACGGTCAGAAACATGTTCATCTGCATGCGGAACCAGCCGCTGTCCTGATACCAGCCCAGGTCGCCCAGCAGCACGTCGGCCTTCAGTTCGCGGAACTCGCGGATGGTTGCGAGCCCGCCTTCGACGTCGCGGGAGAAGCGGTCGATCCAGGGGAATGCGACGGCGTTCGCCACGCCAGCGCGGATCTGTTTTTTGGCGAGCCGGATCGAAGGCCGGTTGAAGTCAGTGCCGCTGTAGCCCTTGTCTTCGATCATCAGTTCGGCGGGAATGTCGCAATCGTACTTGTCGGCCAGGAGGGCGAACTTGTTGCCCTGTCCGTCGAAGGAGTAGTTGCCGACCTGCTTCAGCAAGCTGACGCGCTTAATCCCGATTGCGATCCGGCGTGCCGGTCTTGGGAATGCTCTTGCGGCCATTAGCGCGTTCCTCCCTTTCCAGCCGTCTGCCGATTTCGACCAGACGCCTCAGAGCCGCCGTGAGCTTCGCGCCTTCCAGCGGTTGCCCTTGCTTCAGCGTGACTTTGATCTTGCGGGCCATCAGTGATGGCTCGTCGTGATGACCATGCCTTGAGCATGGTCTGTATGGTTTCGGTCATGGTCTATGCGTAGCATGGGCCGTCTGCTTCAAGTCAATGGCCTTGGGGTGAAATCCTCATCCCTCCCAGGGCGTCAGGGCGAAGCCGTCGCCCTCCGGCGGATGATCGACCCACAGGGCCTCGTATAGCGACTCGCTCCGCGAGACGACTTTGTAGTCGAGTTCGCCCGCTCGCCGCAGCATGCGCAGGATGCGATCCGGCGAGCCGGGCGCCACTTCGCCCACGTTCACGCGCACGTAGCGCCGCAGATCGTCCGCGAAGAACTGCTGGCCGCACCGCTCGCGCATAAACGCTTTGACGGCCCCGCCGATACGCTCGCTGACGCGCTCGATGTTCTCTTGCTGCTCGTCCATCGCCTCATTCCATGCCCAGTTCCTGGCGCACACCGGGAAGGTCGCGGAACCAGAACCGGCGCCCGTCAGCCGACTCGCCGGTCAAGTGCATGCGCAGAATTGGAGATTGCTTCCCGCGCAGATGTTCACGCAGCCACTGGAGCCCAACGACAATGAAGCCGTGCGGGCTGCGGGAGTCCACCTGGGGCGGCATGGCCGCGACTTCGGTCTTGGAGAGTACATCCGCCATTCCGTCCCAGGGATTGATCTCATCGGTCATTTGATTTCTCCTCGCCTCGCCATGCCCCTCCGCGCCCAACCGGGCCTCGCCGGGTAGATCATTCGTCGGCCTCCAGAATCGATATGCCGCCAGCTTGCTTCGCCGCCTCATCGAGCAGGTCCATTCCCGGCTGGTTGGTCGCGAAGATGTAGATCGGCCCTTCCTCCGGCTGCACCACCTTCCTCACCGTATAGAAGGGGTCCGGCGACGTGATGGAGTGCGTGCGGAAAACATCCGTCAGCAAGTCGCCCAGGAGGAGAGCCATTTCGTTGCTGGTCATCGCTTCGGCCTTCTGAATAACTCGCGATCAGGGCACGTAACGAAGTGCGACTCGCCGTCCGGGTTGTAGATTCCCAGCACGCCGTTCAGGTGGCGCACCATATAGACTTCAGCCTTGCAGTTGGGACCGCGACACACAGATGGATTCCCAACACGCGACAGTAACGCCCGCGTGAGCGCGTGGGCGCGTTCCAGTTCGGTTAGTTCATTTACTCCAGACATTCAGTCCCCTCCGCAGTGATCGTCACCGAATGCAGCAGATTGCGCGAGCGATCTCGCCATTCGATCTCGACGCCGCCAATTAAGTTGGCCCGCACTTCGGGCGTGGCGTTGATGATTTGTTCGGCCAGAAAGATGGCCGCTTCGCTGGGCGGCTGATCGCCGCAGCCTGGGTCGGCCCCGCGCAGATAATCAAGCTTGATTGTCATTCGCCCTCCTTCGGCGGCTCCTTCACGGGTTTCAGCGAGCCGGAGTCCTCCTCCATCAGCCGCTGGCCTTCCTCCCAACTCACTGCGTTGGGATACTCCACCATCTCGATGCCGCGCCGCTTCAGTTCCTTCATGACCTTCTCCATGTGATCCGCGAATGAGCGGTTGTGCGCGTGTCCCAGGACCCAGCACAGGACCTCCGCATAGGAATGAATACGGATCGCTAACATCGAGCCGGAGCCAATGGGGATGCTGGGCTCGAGAATGAGTCCCGCGTATAAGTCGTGCGCGAACTGAATCTCGCGCAAGCTACGGATTTTAGGCCTTTCCATCGCCCCCTCGCTTGAATTGAAGCTTGCGGGCGAAGTCGAAGAGCACGTCATAGGCGACAAGATAAACGTCCCGTTTCCGCTTCTCACTGATCTCCAGGTAGCGCGGGAAAAGCCGAATGATGAGAGGCCGGTCGCGATGCTTTGCCGCCGTCTCGCGAATTACTGAGCTTGAGCTTTCAAGCTTGGTCATAACTCCTCAGTCGCGCCGCAGGTTTGACACACATATCCATAAAACACCATCCATTCCGAATAGCCGTCACAACTGACGCCCGATGGATACTCAACTTCGGCGTAAGTCATCGGGGCGCCGCATGAGCAAACCTTCTCGGGTTGATCATTCTCGCCTTGCATCGCACTGCCCCACCTCACCATGCCCTGCCCCACCTCGCCAGACATTGCCTCGCCATGCCTAGCCATGTTGAGGAAAAAAACCTCGCCTTACCTTACCTGACCGTGCCCGACCCTACCCGACCCTACCCGACCAGACCTCACCCGACACAGCCTCGCCATGCCCCGCCGCTGAAAAAAAAGAATGAGTGCAGCCTCGCCATGCCTCGCCGTGCCGGACCTCACCTCGCCATACCGGGCCACGCCTTAACTCGCCTAGCCCCGCCATACTTTAAATCCTCGCCTCGCCATGCCTGACCAAGCCAAACCGCGCACGGCCTCACCATGCCGGACCCCGCCCAGCCACAAGATGAAAATATGAGTGCAACCTCGCCTTACCTTGCCGCGCCGCGCCACTCCCCGCCACTCCATGCATTGGCCCACCACGCGATGCCACGCCAAGCCTGACACCGCCCTGCCTCACCACGATCTCTACGCGGCTGTCATCGTCTTGCCGGACAGCAAGCCAGCCAGCCGCTCCAAAGCCTTGCGAACATCGTCGTTCGCGAGATCCATGAGCCCGCTCTCTAGGAGATCGATCACCTGACGGATCATGAACGTCTGGGTCGCGCCGCCCAGGCGTTTATTCACCTCGACCTGCTCGCCGGTCAGCGTCATTCCGCTCATGTGGGCGGCGGCGCGTTTCAGCGGAATCGGCTGCGGCTTCTTTTGCCCCGGCACATTCAATTCGCCCAGCCGGTTGAGCCGAAGCTCGCCCAGTTTCATGACCGTCACGCCCAGGGCGGCGGCGGTCTGATCAACCGTCAGTTCCAGCTTCTGCCCAATCAACTGACAGCGGATGCGGTCAATGTTCGTCAGTTTGCGCCCATGATCCGCGTTCAGGCGCATCGCATCCATGAATAGCTCGCCATCGGTCTTATAGTTCCGTGTCACCACCTCGACCGGATATTCCTTGCCGTGCAGCGACAGATACAGTTTGTACCGATGGAAGCCGTCCACGATCCGCCGCGATTTCGCGCAGATGATAATCGGCGGGAATGTTCTCCCGGCCTTCAGCGATTGCTTCATTTCCGCGACGTGGTACATATCTACCGACTCTCGCGGATAAACGTCATAGTCCAAAACTAAGTCGCTCAATTTATAAGTCTTCATAACCTCGCCCTGCACCGCCAAACCTCACCATGCCTCGCCGTACCCAACCCGGCCAGACCCCGCCAAGCCAAGCATCACCCCGCACGGCCCTGCCACGCCCCGCTGCAAAAGAGTTCCACAAATCTTATAAGTGCAACCGCGCCATGCCTTGCCGAACCGCGCCAGGCCGTGCCTGACCCGGCCAGACCTCGCCTGACCAGACCCGGCCAAGCCTCGATCAGGAGGAGCAGGGCGGGAAGCAGCCCGCCCTGTCGAAGTATGTGTCAGAGTTGTCCTCGCCTTGCCTCGCGCCGCCCAGCCCGGCCAGACCTTGCCGCGCCAGGCCGCGCACGGCCTCGCCTTCAGTTCTTAGAAGTCTCCAGAAGTCGTAGACTGAAACGTCCGAATGGTCCTCCCTTCTCCGGTCGGTAATCACCGATGCCGACCATGCGACCGGCGAGGTTGCCAATCTCCTCGATCATCTTCAGGTTCTCCACGATGGTGTCGTCCACCTCCAGGTTCACGACCGCTCGCCAGTTTTCGATCTTTGGGCGCGAGCGCATGATGCCGATGGTCTTGTTGAGGACCACGCGCCGGGTATCCACCGTGTAGCTCTTGCCGCTCATCGGCTTGCCCTTGGCGTCCAAGATCTGGAAGTATTCGTCCAACGGGAAGATGGTCGCCTTCAGAACTCCCAGCGCACTGAGCTTGCCGATGCGACGGCCTTTGCCGCCGCTGGCAATCGCCGCCTTCACGGCGACTGTGGGAAAGACGAAGTTGCCCTTCTCATCCAGGTAACGACCGGCTGCGGCTTCGTCCTCCGGCTCCGGCACCTTCTTGGTGTCCAGCTTGCCGTGCTTACTGCCGCTCATTGCGGAAGGGTTGTGCATCAGAATCGGCGTCGTGCCGACCAGTTCGACTTTAATATTCGTTGACATACACGTGTCCTCTCAGTTCTCATTGATTGGATTGACCATGCCCCGCCATACCACGCCGAATCACGCCTGACCAAGCCAAACCCAACCGCGCCTAGCCAAACCCTGCCGGGATGCTATGTCCGGGGTTGCCCAATAGTTTCGGTATTAGGCCCTTGTATTAAGAAACCTCGCCTTGCCATACCATGCAGTGCATTGCCATGACCCGCCGGACCTCGCCGGACCAGACCTCGCCTAGCCGTGCCACGCACCGCCATGCCTCAACTCTCAGAATCTTCGTCAAGATCTTCCCTGTCGAATAACTGCCTCTGCAACTCGCCGGGAGTCATCTTCTCGACGCGAATCGGCTTACCACTGCTCGCAACAAAAACAGTCTTTTCGCCAACTGAGGGCTCATCGAAAGTAACCCCAATCTCCATCTCCTCCAACTCATAGCCCAGGGCGAGTTTCTGCTGGAGATCGCTGCACGCCTTCTCGGCGGTCAGGATCTCACTGGCAATCGCGGACGTCATTGCCTTTTTCCGACTGCGCAGTTCATAAATCGCTCCCACGCGAAAAACCAGTTCGTCCTTCATCCGCGACGTCTCTTCGGCGGTGAACGGTCGCTTCACTTCCTCCGTCATCTTCATGAAGTAAGCCTCCTTAGTGCGCCCAACTGGGTTGTGGCAAGAACACCTTCTTGCCGGTTTCGGTTTGCAGCCGTGCGACGAAGATCGCCTTCACCCGGTTGTACGCGGGCGTGCGGTCGCGTTCGGAGATCGTGCGCCCCAGGAGCCAATCGACATAGTCCGCTGTCGCGCTTACCGACATGAGACATTTCTTGAACGAATCCCTGGTAATCGGCGCCACCTTGCTCGACAGTTCGGGGTGCAGGACTAAGCGCCGGAAAAGCCACATGCAGATGATCATGTTGAGCGTTGACCAGAGCCGACCGTACTGCAAGTCGCGCCCCCAGGCGCCCACGGCAAGATTCAGGAATTCGATGAGCGCATCGTACTCCTTCGGATCGAGCGTTTCCGCGACCAGGGCGGCGCTTAATGTGGCGCCCGTGCTGGGGACTTCCGACATGCTGCCGCGCCATGCCCTGAGGACCAGCGACATGCCCACGACCGGCGCCGACTGATTGCGGCGGATGTAATCGTAGCCGACAAAGGGACAATGCGCCCGCAACTTCCGCAGCCCGTCGATGGAGGACTCCAGCCCGCGCAGGATATCGTCTGGGCGCATGCGGACCAGTTGCGAGTTCAGCCGGACGAACTCCTCGCCCATGTCGGCCATCGAGTTGAAGTAGTGCGTCCTGACGTCGGTGTAGCCTTCCTTGCAGCCGGAGAGGATGAACGACTCCTTCCTGTGCTGGCCGTCGATCAGATAGATCTCGCCGTCCAGAATCGCCAGCGTGATGATTCCCGGCCAGACGCCGCCGTCGCGCTTCATCTCTTCGGCCAGGGCGCGGACCTTCTCGTTCTGGCGCACCGGCCTCTGGAACGGCGGCGACTTCCACTTCTCCAGCAACGTGGGCGTCACCATGATGGTGTCCACGACGGTGCGAGTCTTTTTCTCCACCGGCGTTTGCGGTTTCACGATTTTAAATAGCGCGGCCAATGGCATGTGCAACGTCTCCTTCCTCAGTGGTCATTTCCGCGAGCCGATAAATCTCCTTGGCCTCCGGCGAGTCCAAGAGATGCCAGCCCATTGCGTCGTAGGGCCTCATCCTTGCGCTCCGCAGGATCATCCGAACGAATTGCCCGTGCCCATGGTTGCTGCGGTCGCTGATCAAGCCGTGCGGTCTGTGGAAGAGCTTGGGCATCTCCTCCAGCCGGTACAGCCTCCGGTGCGCCTTCTCCGGGTTGGCCTTCAGGTCGCCGCGCATCAGCCGGTAATGGCGCAGGTTCAAATTCATGATCAGGTCCATGCGCGGGAAGCGGGCGCAGCACTCGATGATCTCCGCGACCGGAACGCCCGCGCCGGTCCTGCTCCGATACAGCCAGCCGTTCGGGTCGATCACGATACTGCCGACAGCGTGCGGCGGCATGCCCTTGGCCCATTCCATGAAGTGCCGGTTATCGAGCATCTCCACCCGGCAGTTGGGTCGGCCTCGCAGCCGCGTCTCAAGCTCGCCCGCGCGGGCGTTATCCAATTCAAAGAACATCGCCTTCCAGCGGCGCAGATGTTTCTGCGCAAGCTCCAAGAAGACCAGCGGCGTACCGGGGACGCCGTACTCATCGTTCCAACCGGAACCGGCGTTCAAGTCGAAGTGATAGTAAGTATCGCCAGGGTAAAGTATCCGCATGCTCATGCTGAACATAGCGGCGATCCGCCGCCCTTTGTCGCAAGTGCTCAGACCTTGCCCTTGACGTCTGCCATCCTGCATAAGTTCGCCAGCTTTCGGTAAGGGAGTTACTCTTTGGGCGGCTCGCCGGTTTCCTGCGCCGCCGACATGACCCGGTCGCGGAGCTTCGGCCTTTCTTTCGCACCGGCCTCCAGTTGCTTCGCGCCTTCGTCGAGGACTTCTTCCCAGCCGCTGACATCCACGGCTTCGGTGTCCTCCTTCTCGATGACGTTGCGCACCTCAGGCGAGAGCGGAAGCCACTTGGAATGGCGGCGGAAAACCGTCTTCTTCGCCATCTCGTCGAAATCGGTCACCCATGGTCCCTGATCCGGCGACTTACTGCGCTTGCGGATCTTCTCGATCTCTGACGGGTTCATGACGATGAAATCTTCGCTACCGTCCTTGAATCGCACGTAGGAATAGTAAGCGACTCGATCCGGCCCGCGATCCTTGGCGTTCGGCGTGTGCTTTAAGTGCGCCTCGGTTCCGTAGGCATAGCTCCATTCGTCGTTGCTGTAAACCGCATCGGCATGCACATAGCTGACGTCGCCGG